ACTTGACACACTAATTGAAATATATCAAGCACAATATGGTCTAATCGAAGGTTATGATATAATAGATACAAAAGAGTCTAACTCAAAAGATCCAATTGAATATTTTATGGATTTGGGTAAATTTATTAAATCGGAAAGAAAAAATTGTTTCAATGAGGAAGATACAGAATTTTTCAATATAATTGACGATATATTAGTTTTAATATATCAAACAATATATAAGTTAAAATTCACTAAATAATATGAAACACATTAAGAAACATCCAATTAATGATAAGTTATCAAATTTATCAAAAGATATAAAGAAACAGGATCATAGTAAACCAGCATCAAAAAAGAAATTAGATGCTGATAAATCTTTAAGTGATGCTGATGTTTCTATGAAAGTAACTAAACCTTCTAATAAAAAATTAGACGGTGAAAAATTCTTAGCAGACCCTACAGTAAATACTAAGAAACCTAATAAACCTTCTAACAAGAATTTAGATGGTGAGAAATTTCTATCAGAAGGACTTAATCACTTAAAAAGATTTAATGAAGAATTTGACAAAGATGGATATGATTCACACTGGAACAAATTTGAACAATGGTTATCTGAAAAAGACTTTGAATTATACGATGGTAGAGAAGACCTTTACAATAAATTCATGGAAGTAGCTAACGATGATAATTTAGCATCCGAGGAAAAAGCTGGACAGATTACAGACTACTTAGATGAAAAATGGGGAACTTATGATGGGTATATGAAAGTATATGATTATTTAGAATCTTTATTTATGGATGAAATTTAACTAAAATCCCACTTAATAAGTGGGATTTTTTATTTCTATAGTTCCGTAATATTTAGCATTTATAGTCTTTTTAGAGTATCTACTCATAATTGATTTACTCGGTGAGAATTCATCTTTAACATCTAAACCTAAATCAAATATATTATTAATCTTTCTTTTCCTACTTATATTTTTAGAACCATAATCAACTATCACTTGAGAGGTAGTCATTGGTATATAAGGAGCATAAACATAACCTGGTTCTATTAAACTATCAGACTTTTTACCTATTAACATTAAATAATCTTTTGATTGTTTTCTTTCTTTTTTGAATCCTATCAAATCTATATAAAGATTTAATTATAGACTCTTTTTTACACTCAGGTATATTTTCCCAAACCGCCATAGTATTATACAGTAAATTTAATTACTTGTTTTCGGTATACATATATTTTCTACCACCATCATTGTAATCCATTAAATTATTGATAACAGTATCAATCTTATCATTACAATCATCAACATCTTTCTTTATAACTTGAAGAGCCGCAATAGAATCATCTATTTGGTCATTACCTTTCTTAGAATCACTTCTGAAGTTATTAAGTTCATTTAGAAGAGACTCAATATATTTAGATTTATCTAACATAATAGCAGCAAAGTCTTTTAATTCTTCATTAATTTCACTAACTCTTTCAGATGAGATATCTACTTGTTCGTCTTCATTGAATCTTTTAATTTTCATAATAATGGTTTGATAATTTTAATATATATATTAATATTATGAAACGTAAGAATAAACTTATTTTAGAATTTACTGAATTTAACATGCAAAGGATGAATCCAGATTCTGCGGCTGGAGCAATTGGTGGTGTTGATGATCCATCTTTATCAACTAATGCTTTTGATAAACACGCAGATGCTATTAGACAAGCAATGTCAAGAGTTAATGACATTCTTTATAATTTAGCAGGTACTAGTGCTTATAAAAATTTAAGAAGTAAATTAGGTTTAGAAAGTCAAGATATTCAAAAGATGAAAATTCTTAGAATTGTTAAATCAAATAGTATATTCTATGACGCTTATATTACTTTTGTAATTGATGATTATGAATATTGGGGTGTTATTGAAAATGTTATGAGTGCTAATCCAGAATTCACATCAGAAGTATTCAAAGATTTTGATTTATATCAAAGTAAAGAATGGATTATTAAAATCAAAGGACTTATTATTAAAACAATTAAATCTTGGCTAAAACCTGAACCAGGTATGTATAAACTATTAAACGATGAGTTATATTGTTATTCAACTGAGACTGGTAAACAGTTAAGAATGGAAAAAGGAATTGAAATAGAACTAATTAGAGCTCATGATAATAAAATGGTTGTTAAATACGAAACCGACTATTATAATCTAGTTGGTGATAATTATGTTTACTTCAATTGGTGGTTTGAAAAAATTGAAGATTAAATTTCTTCTTCTTTTAATTTCTTTAGTGGTTCAACAATAACTTTTCCATTATCATCAGTCCATTCAGTGTCGTACATGTGTTTATCATGTCTCTCTCCAATTACCATCCAACTGATTTCGTCAGAGCAAGTAGTCTCAGAGTTTATTTGAAGTATGTTATCAGTAACTCTACCTTTTACAGCAGTCCAACCGGTTTCATTTGTTGTAAAACATTGAACTTCTCTATTCAATAGAATAAAGGTACCTTCAGTCATATTAGATTCTATATCTAAATTAATAGTAGCCGAACCATTATCTAATGTAACTTTTCCTCTATAGATATTATCAGCTCGAGGTCCTTCAATAAATGAGTGAACTAAATCATGTGTAGACTTTTTAGAATCTAATGGGTGTTCAATTCTAAAAGAACCACTTGACTTGGATAAAGAACCATTAATAACAACACCGGAATAGCCACTTATAACAAATGTTGTAGCAGCACTTGAACTCAAAGTCAAAGTTGTATATCCTGAGTCATAAACCGAAAGACCTAAGGTTCTGGTACCAGTAAGAGATTTAAATTCAAAATCGGAAGCACCTCCAGCTCTGACTCTAAATCTTTCAACACCACCAGTTACTAAAGCTAAAGCATCAGCTACTGGTCTATAAATACCAGTGTTTGAATCATCAATAAAAGAAATAGATGGATTAGCAACAGAACCTAAATTTTTTATTAATACATTTCCAGCAGATGATATACGAAGTCTTTCATTTGTATTTGAAGTACTATCAGTTGATTGATAACCTGTTCCAAAAGATATACCAGCATCATTATTAGTACCATTAAATTGAATATAAGCTAAATATTCAGCATCGACTTTAGATTGAATTCTATAACCAGTAGTCAACCAATCAGTACCTGTCGAATTTCTAACATTATTGAATTCAAGATTAGTAGTATTAAGACTTGTTGTTGATGATAAATTAGCAAAAGTTAATTTAGACGCGGCTGTACCAGGAAGAGCACCTCTATTTTGATCTATTCTAGTAGCATTTAATGTTTTAGTAGAAGGATTATAACTAAGATCGGCCGAACTAGCTCTAATACTTGAAGTAGCAGTTATACTAGTCCAAGCACCACTAGAAACAAATGCTAAATAGTGTGTAGCATTTGTAGCAGTTGTATTATTAATAACACTAAATACCGAATTTGAAGAGGTTCCTGTAACTAATTGATTTTGACTTGTCCAAGTATTTTGAGCAAATCCAACACCAGATGTTAAAACTTGACCTGTTGAACCATTTATTAATCTACTAACTGGTATAGAACCACTATTTATATTAGAACCACTTATGTTAGTAATAGAAGTACCAGGTCCAACAAAACCACCTTGGGCAGTAACTGTTCCATAATATGGACTAATTTCAACTAAATCAGATCCACCACCATCATCACCTGTTTTAATAACTCCACCATCTTGATATAAAAAACTATCACCTACAACATTAGATGATGTAAATAAAGGGAAAAAAGTACTTGTACCAGAACCAACAATACCGGAGGCATTCTCAGAAACCCAAGATGAACCATTCCAAACATAAGGTATATTATTTGATATATCAAATACTCTTAAACCATGATATTTATAAGGTATAGCATTTCTTGCTGCTGACCCAGAAGCAACTATTCTGTTATCTATCGGTAAAGCGGTGTTTACTTGAAATCCATCTATAATTTGTATTGCCATAGTGTATATATAAAATTTTTAATATTTGAATTGATAATTTATTGATGGTGGTCCAATTTGAGGAACACCATTATATTGATAAACTCTAAACTGTTTTGAAGCCCAAAGACCAGTAGGTGATGATAATGTTAAAATTGTAGGTGATGAAAAAGAACCAGAAATTGTATTTCCAAATTCATTATAGATAGCACTTAATAAAGGATAATTACTATCATAAATAAAATATAAATTACCATTACCAATAACATCAATATTTTTTATTCCTTGAGGCTCTACTAATTTTGTCAATGCTGCCAAACCGGCTGTTGTCATTGTTGTAAGTGAACTGAATCCATAAAAATAAGGATAAATACCAGTCACTGTAGTACTTGATGAATTAGATTGAGTACCATCACTCACTGTTATTGTAAATGAAGTAGTAGCACTAGTAATAGGTGTAATAACAACACCATTAACTGTACCCGAAACAGATACTTGACCATTGGTTGTAATAGGTGGATAACTACTTGGTATCATATAAGAAAATATAGATGTCTGAGTAGGTAAACTTTTTTTATTAATAGTGTAACCTAATTTTATTAAAGGTGTTGAACCAACCTCAACATAACCTGATGAATAAGGAGGTAAAACAGATAAACTACATGTAGGTGGTAAATAATCATAAACCATTCTTCTTAACATTTCAACAATTGAAACTGAATTAAATGTTTCACCTAATTGAATATCTCCAATAGGCACTGTACATTGTCGACTATCAGTAAACTCTAAAGGATAACCATTAACATTTACCGGAGAACCATAAATATTAATAGCACTTCCAGTTACACCTATATAACTAGTATCTGGTAATAAAATATCATCCCAACCTAAAATACCATTGTTCCATTTTAAAACTCTATCATTACCAGCGGCAGTTAATCCAGATATCAAACCATATGATGATTGAAGACTAGGAAAAGCTATATTATTAAAAGAAACAGTTCCAGAGTCACTATTGAAATTAATAACGGCATAAGTAGCGCCAGTAATAGTTGGGTTAATAATATCTAAAGATAAAGAAGAATAAGTACCAACAGTAATTATTTGTGATTGTAAATAAGGTGAATTTGTATATAAAGAAGAATTAGTACCTGCTAATATAGCAATTTTTGTTCGATTATTAGATACTGTATCTTTTTTAGTATTATAAAGAAAAATATCAGTATCAGAATTTAACAAACTAGAAGTCATTATATCATCTGTATATGAATAAGAATTTAATTGTGAAAAAGCTCTTTTTCCAAAATAAACTTTTTTCTTAACATCTTTATTTAAATAATTAGGATTAACTGTATCAACACCAATGTAAGAAATAGTTGATTGTGATGCTAATGTTTGTTTAAATGCTGAATTAGAAAATGATGTTAAAACAGCATCTCTAATATCCTTAGGATTTATTTCTTTATTACTATTATCTTTTAAAATATCAAGAACTGGACTTAAATCAATAGCAGTAGCACCTATTATATTATAGGTCATCGTTTCTGTTGAAGTTCCTGTATTGATACTATATGTTGCCATTATTAAAATATAAATTCAAAATTACCACTACTGGTATAACTACATGTTCCAATTGTTCTATATACTCTATAAGAAGGCACTGGTGTTGGTAAATTATTACCTCCAGATGGAGCATATGTAGAATGTGTAAATACGGTCAATGCTGGTAATGTAGAGTCATGTATAATAAATCCATTTGGATCTTTAATTTTAGATAAATCTGGATAAATATTAGGAACTACAAAATAAACATAACCAGAACCATTATAATTCAAAGAAACTGACTGAGATCCTAAATAAGGAAGAGCAAGTCTAGTAGATGAATTAACAAAAGATCCCAACAAAGAACCAGATGTTATTTTAGTTAAACTAAATCCATAAAAGCTAGGATGTACAAACTTCACAGAGGCTGTAGCACTATGTGAAAAAGTTAAAAGAACTGTATTATCACGAGCACTTAAAACATAACTTTGTGTTAGTCCATTAACATATGGAAGAGTATTTAATAAGTTATTTGTAATGGTAGCATTACTATAAATACTAGAACTAAAAGTAGCACTAAATTGACTACCAACAACACCACTAAAAGATAAACCAGAATATGTAGTACCTGTTATATTATAACTATTAATATCATTTGTATATCTAGTAATTGAATAACTAAATAAAGCTGAGTGAGTCAAACCTGTTGTAAAATAATTCACACCATTAGTATCAACACTCAATGATAAAGTAGGTGGTACATAAGGATATAATATTTTTCTAATAACTTCTGATAAGGGCCAATTCTGACCATTATAAGAACCAGCTGAAAAAGAACTACCTTGAGCAATACCACCAACCGCAATAGGCACAGGAGAACTATCAACAAACTCTAAAGAATGACCATTTACATTACTTGGACTACCATAAATATTTGTTGGTAATCCAGGAGATCCAATATTAGCAATACTAACTGTTGGTTCGGCCCATCTAAGAACACCATTTGGATAAGTACCAGAATATTTTAATATCTTACCATTAGATGCTGAAGCAGAAGTCTCAGAAACTGTTGGAAATAAAATACCATTAATAGCAACTCTACCGGTATTACTATAAACATTAATAGGTCCTGAAAACTGCGAAGGATTAATAAAATCTAATCCTAAAGCATTACCAGAATTTACAACATTTGATTGTATATAAGGAGCATATGAATGTAATGAAGAATTAGTTCCAGCTAAGATAGTAATTGTTGTACTTTGTGTTGAATAATTATCTGGTTTTGTGTTAAAAATATAAATATCATTATTAGTATCATTTAATAAAGAATTATTCATTATATCCAAACCAGCATAACTTCTTTTACCAATAAAAATCTTTTGTTTGATATCTCTATTATTAGGATTACCAGAGTCAATACCTAAATATTCAATACTAGCTTGTCCAATCGTTTGTTTAAAAGCCGAATTAGCCCAAGTAGTTACAAAAGCATCTCTAACATCTCTAGGTGATATTAATTTTTGGGTATTATCAGGTAAATCTAATAGAACACTGTTAATATCCTGCTTTCTCAAAGCTTCTGTTGGTGTTCCAACACTTATACTATATGTAGCTGGCATTTAATCTTATTCTTTTTTTGTATATATTAAAAAGACAAGACTATTTATTGGTTTAAAACAAAAAAAGTCCTGAAGGACTTTTTTTTAATTGAATAAAAATTCTAATTTCATTAAATCTTTGACTCTAGCAGTTTGTAAATTTAAATCTTCAAAATTAATTTTATCATATCCTATCTCATTCTCAACACTCATAAAATCCTCCATATCAGCAGAAAATGATTCTATATTTTTAATATTAATACCTATTGGATTACCTTGGTCATCCTTAGCTTGAACAACTTTACCTTCTTCATCCTTTTCAGAGTGTTTACTAATAATCATTTGTTCCATCTTATTCTTATCATCAACAATAGAAGATATTTCTTTAATAATTCTCATTAATTTAAATGCCACCGAAGCGTTAATATCAACATCAACTAATTTATTTAGAGCGGCAATTGTTTCATCATTTAATTGTGAGTTTCTTATTATAATAGACATAATTTTATATTTTATTTTATTGGTTCTACTAAACCATTGATTCTTGATTTTATTATTTCAAAATACTTTTCATCTCTTTCCATCACTATATATTTTCTATCAGTTAATATACAAGCGTGTGCTGTTGTACCAGTACCAGCAAAGTTGTCTAAAACTAAATCACCCGGATTTGAATGTTTATTTACAATATCAGTAATCAATTGTAATGGCTTTTGAGTTGGATGTTCATATCTTTCTTTACCGTGACAAATTGGATATCTATAAACACCATTATCATAAACAGAATGAAAAGTGGGTTTTTTTCCTTTTACAAAAGTGAAAAAGTATTCAATAGCATTTGACAAATAATTCAACTTAGAATTAATAGGAACTGGATTTGATTTTTGCCACTGACAAACTCTTGGTTGTTTGAACTTGTATTTATCCGCCATAGTTTTAATCTCTGTAGATTTCCAAACATCATAAAAAATAATTAAAGTTCCACCATCTTTTAAAACTCGATTATACTCTTTAAAAAGAAAGTTCCAATCTAACTCACCTTTATCCCAATCACCAAAGTCAATTGATACTTTACCATACTTTGCTATCAATTCTTTTGAAGCGTCATCTGAATAATTTGAAAAACCGGACGGTCTGGATATTAAGTATGGTGGATCGACTAAAATCAAATCCACAGACTTACTTTCAATATTTTTTATTAACTCAAAACAGTCACCTTGTAAAATCATCAAAGTATATATTCGACAACATGACCTTCATAAAAATAATATATAATAAAAAATAACCAGTGAAATATGAACTTAGTAAATTTATTAAAAGGGTTATTAAACCTTCAAAAAAAAGTAGATATTAAATCTCTTCCTTCTCAAGGTTTATTCTATAATAATGACTTTGAAATCATTATTAAAAAAGCTGATGTTGGTGACATCATTGAATATGAACACGATTATATTAAAGATGACTTAGGCTTAGTTATTACTAAACTTAAAAAAATTGTTGAGAAAAATACTATGTTCTCAACTGGCTACAATTTCAACGACATCAAAAGTATTGATGTTGTTTTTATATTTTTAGAAATAGTTAGATTTACAAAAGGTAAGGCAGTAAAATTAACTTACTTTGATGATGAATTAGGTGAAGAAAAAATTATAGAATTCTCATCTAATTATTTTAATTACTTTAGACTTTCAGAAGAAGTAATGGAACATTATAATAAAGATTCTAAAGAATTTATTATAGAAGATTTCAAATTCAGCCTACCATCAATTGGTGTTGAAAACTGTGTTACAAATTATCTAATAGACAAATCAGATGACTATGATGTTGCTAAATATAATGAATTTAACTATGACTTTATATTCTTTCTAGGAAATAAAAGAAGTGTTAATTTTAATGAAATAGATAATTTAATTCAAATATTTAATTACGATATAGAAGAATCTGATTCTAAAAAAGTTAGAAAAGTAATTAAAATGTTTCAACCAATTCAAAAGTACTCTTTGAAAAGAGGAAATAAAATAATTGAAATCAACTCTAAGATAGACCTAGAAAAAATCTGGAAGTAATTTAATATATACTCTATGAAACTTAAAAAGTATAACGACTTTATTAAAGAGTCTTTTAGTACATCTCAACAATATGCTAATTTCTTAACATCTAAAGCTATATCAACTGATATATTCAATGATAGTTTATTTGATGTTAAACAATTTTCTAGAGTTAGTAACTTCAGATATTTAGTTGATTCAAAAGGACATGCGGTTAATACTGAAGTTGATGATAATGAAAAATACAGATTACTTTATACTTGTCAGATTCAATACAGTTTAGTTCCTGGTAAAAATGATTTTAATAAAGTTCTTGATAATCTAAACACTATTAAGATTTCTGTAGAAGAAATGATAGATAGAGTTGAATCAGAAGGTGTAAAACTTGATAGAAATGTATATGATGTAGATAAAACAACCGGACATGAAAGAGTTATTCACACATTTACTATATCATTTATAAGCGATGAAATAAGTACAAAAGAACTAAAAGATACATTTGATATTTACAAAACATCTCAAGATAAAGAATACTTAGATGGTCTTAAACAACTTAGAAATATCTACAGAGAAGAAGGTATAGACTTTGATAGATATATGGACACAACCGATATGGATGAGTATATTCAAATTGGTGTTTTTATGGGAGAAGATTTATATGGAGTGGCTTCATATAATACCGAAACTAAACAGTTCTCAATTGATGATGATGAAATTGTATCATCTGTAAATGCTTATAGAGAAGACAATCAATAAAAAAACCCACTCAATTGAGTGGGTTTTTAGTTTAATTAAAGCTTGATAGCCTTAATTTCATTGTAAAGAGCTTTCTTGTCTAACTCCATCATTTTCATGATGTCAAACACTTTGTCGCTGAAGCCAGCTAAAGCGAAGACGTTTTGTTCTGGAAACTGTAAAGTACCCATCCCAGCCAAATCCCAAGAGTAAACATATGGGTTAGCTCCAAACTTACTCTTATACTTAGAGAACTCAGCAGATGGAGTTGTGTAACCCATCCAACCTTGCATGTCTGACAAGATAATAACTCTGTCATACTTCTTGTTAGCTCTATCAAAGATGGCTTTGAAATTGGTACCACCACCTGAGAATCTGAAACTATTTCTAATAGTCATTACAGAATCCATTGGATTGTAAGACATATACTTAGCATCAGTAGAGAAAGTCATAACATCACAGTTATTAACTTTAGCCAAGATAGCACCAAATAATGAAGCAATCTCAGATGGTTTACCCGACATAGAACCAGAAACGTCCATGACAACAAGTGTTTCACCATCAAATACTGGCACGTTAGCAACAGAAATATCAAGTGCTTGGTTGATTGCCATAAGAACGTCTCTTACGTCTTTAGAAGAACCAATCTTACTGATTTCTTCATAAGCAGTTGAGAAACGGAATGGAAGAACTCTAGAGTTCTTAATCAATCTTTCATCAACTAACATTTCACAAGCTGAACTGACAGCAGTTGGAGCTTGAGTGATGATGTTTCTCAAGTTTCTAAGAAGAGCGAAGTAACCAATCTTCTTAGTAGAAATCAATTCAGACCAAGCATCAGACTTCAACTTAGTCAAGTCTTCTTCAGACTCAGCTACTTGACCAGCTTGAGATAACATAGACTCCCAAGTTTGAGTGTTTTTCAACTCACCTTTAACAAGTGACTCAAGAGCCGCCTTATTTCTAACAGTTGGAATTGGGTGAACAATGTTAACCAAGTCAACAAGTTTTACTTCTTTGTTATCACCTTTGTACTTAGCCAATTGGTAACCATCAAACTTATCAAAAGCTTTAGCGAATCCTTTCTTCAAAGCATTTGGAAACTTAGGACTATCTTTAGATGTCTTGTAAGCCAAGTAGTATGACATGATTTCTGTCATATCATCAACACGAACAACTACTTTGTCATAGAAGTTTTTACCCCACTCGGCACCCGATAGTTGTGAAGTTAATTCACCAGCAAGAGCATGAGTAATACTTCTCATACCGAAACGGTCACGAGCAAAGATAGCCGCCTTAGCAACAAATTCTTTATCCTTTACTTTCTCAGAAAGCTTTCTCAATTCATCTAATGACGTTTGAGCATTTCTATAGAACTGATCATTAACAAATGATGTTAATAATAGTGATACAAGTGCTAACTCGTTTGATTCAGAATAAGCTTGTCCACCTGCTAGGTTTTCAGTTAAAGTCTTTGCCTTTGGCATTGTTGTGTTAAATTTTGACATAATTTATATTTTAATTTTTAATTTATTTTAAATAAAAAAGACCAGATAACATTTCTGTTAATCTGGTCTTATATAATTATCGCAAACAAGTAAATTTAGCCTAAGCGTTACAAAGAATTCTCCCGAAACTTTGCCTATAGTTGTAGTGACCATATCACTCAGTTCTTTATTTAAAGGAAGTTTCTGAATTCCTTAGTCCTTAATGTGGTACTTTCCAAACTTTTTCACCTTGGTCAAGAATCTTAATGTTCTTGTAAGGTAGCTTCGCTGTTGCTAGGCACTTTGGCTGTAGTTTAATTGATATTTATCGAAGTATCTCAAACTATCGCTATGCTTGCGTTTTAATTATGTTGACCAGAGTAAGCTATCAAAGAGTGTTTTTTTCTGAACCGAAGTAACTCTCTAATTCACTACTGGAGTATTTTAATTGTCTTTCTTTTATATCAGAAAATCAAAAAGTTTTAATTTTCTTCAAAAAAGTTTTTTTTAATTTGTTTAGTATATATCAACCTCTAAAATTTCGTTTTTTTCAAAGGTGGATTGTTTATAGTTCTACAAAGATAGTAGTTATACTAATACTTTCCAAAATGTTTTGAAATTTCCTCAATTAAGTTTTCTAATTCTTCATCAGACATTTTATCAGTAACTTTCAAATCATCAGTATTTATTAAGTCTCCAGGTAGTTCTTGTTGAACAGGTGTCATAATATAGTTATCAAATTCTAACTTTTCTTCATCAGTAAATGACTTAACCATTGATAAGTAAGACCAATCTAATTTGTCTTTCCATTGTCTAATAAAATCAATTGATAAATCATTAGCACTTATAATTGACCATAAATCTTTATCTTCAATAACCTTAGTATGTTTATCAAATGAATCTGATTGAGTAGAGATGTAAAGTATCATTCTATCCCAGTTTATATTCTCTTTATGCTTAGATATAAATTCATCAGATAAATTAGAATAGGTTTTCATACCCAATTCATAAATATCTTCAACATTTAAATATTCAACTTCTATAGCCTTATTAATAAAGTCTTCTGAAAAGTTCAAACCTTGTAAAAGTACATTTTTATCTAAAAGATCAGTACATTCTAAAATAGTATCTTCTGTTAATTCATAATTTATGGCAATTTCATATGTGTTATAACCGCTAGACATTAGTTCAAGTATCCAACTTCTATCTAATTTTCCTTCTATCTCAATTTTATTCATAAAAATAATTTTCTTTTTATTTATATAATAAAAAAAGGGATTGTTCACACAATCCCTTTTCAATATTATTTAGTGATTAAGAACCACAAGCTAAACAATCATCTGGATTATCAAGTGAACAACTAATTTCAGCCATTTGTTCGTCAACAGATTTCTTTTGTTCTTCTTGTACTGTGAACTTAACAGCATCAGATGCTGCTTTATTTCTCAAGTAGTAGATACCTGTTTTAAGATTTGATTTCTTATCACGGTAACATCTTGGTTTACCATCTTTATCATAAATGACTTCAATAGTTTCACCTTGAGGAACATTAGGAGTACCATCAGCGTTCATAATGAAGTTTCTTCTTCCCCAACCATAAAAATGCATGGCTGTTAGCTTCGCAAAGTTTGGAGAGTCCATAAAGATATTCATTGATTGTGTTTGGTCAATAAAGGCACCTCTATCAGCCGCCATATCAATAACATCTCTTTGTTTAATTTCATAAACTGTTTTATAAACTTCTTTTAAGTTAGTTGGAACCTCAGGTATATTCTGAATAGATCCATTCTCATTGATAATTTTCTTTCTTAAAGTATCACCCCACAAGTTTAACTTAACTAATTCTTTAACTAAGTATTTGTTTACTAAGATAAAAGTACCAGATAAAACTGAACGAGTGTACATATTTGAAGTTTGAGCTTCACAAGATGCTTCGTTACCTAAAATAGATGCTGTAGAAGCAGTTGGCATGATACAAGTTGTTAAAGAATTTCTAACACCATACTTTTTAATATCTTCTCTTAATTTATCCCAATCCCATCTCTTAGTTGGAGTAACAGCCCATAGGTCGAATTGTAATTTACCTTTAGAGATAGGTGAACCTTCATAAGTAGCATAAGCACCCTCAGTTTTGGCTAAGTCACAAGAAGCTTTAATCGAAGCATAGTAAATAGTTTCAAAGATTTCTTTGTTTATTGATTTAGCTTCTTCTGATTCATAAGGTAAACCTAACATAAAGAATACATCAGCTAAACCTTGAACACCTAATCCAATTGGTCTGTGTAATAAGTTAGAGAACTTAGCAGCAGGTGATGGATAAAAATTAACATCAATTACATTGTTTAAGTTAATTGTAGCCGCATAAGCCACTTCATATAACTTATTGAAGTTGTAAGTTTTGTTTTTGTTAATGAACTTAGGCAAAGCGATTGAAGCCAAGTTACAAACAGCAGTTTCATTTACTGATTCTTCGCCATAGAACTCACTTAATCCTAATTTAGTAAGTAACTCTTTGTTTTTCAAAATCTCACCTTGAGTTTTTGTGATACCAGTAGCTTCAACGATTTCAGCACATAAGTTAGAACTTCTAACTACACCAATGTTAGCTTGGTTTGATTTCTCATTGATAGAATCTTTATAAAGAATATAAGGAGTTCCTGTTTCAATTTGAGATTCAAGAATTTTATTCCAAACTTCTCTTGCTTTAAGAGTTCTTTTACCTTTTCCTAAATTTTCATATTTAGTATAAAGTTCTCTGAATTCTTGACCATAAGTTTCTGTTAAACCAGAACACTCATGAGGACACATCAAAGTCCAATCTTCATCAAGTTCAACTCTTTCCATGAACAAGTCATTCATCCACATAGCCAAGAATAAATCACGAGCACGAACTTCATCTTTACCTTGGTTTTTACGAAGATCCAAGAATTCCATAATGTCTGAATGCCAAGGCTCCATATAAATAGCAATTGAACCTTTACGTTTACCACCACCTTGGTCAACGGCTCTTGCTGTTTCATTAAAGATTTTCAAGAAAGGAATAATACCATTTGAAGTACCGTTAGTACCAGCAATGTAAGTTCCTTTAGATCTAACTTTAGTGAAAGAAATACCAATACCACCAGCATTCTTAGAAATTTGAGCAGATTCTTTAAGAGTATTAAAGATACCTTCAATAGAATCAGACTCTAAATCTAATAAGAAACAAGATGATAATTGTGGTCTACCTGTACCAGAATTAAATAAAGTTGGAGTTGCGTGAGTATAATATCCTTCTGAAAGTGTATTATAAGTTTCAATAACTTTTTCTAAATTCTCACCCCATACTTGAAGAGCTGTTCTCATATACATATATTGAGGACGTTCAGCAACTTTACCATCTAATTTCAAAAGATAAGATTTCTCTAATGTTTTGAAACCAAAGTAATCAAAGTTATGGTCTCTTGAGTGAACAATTGCCGAATCAATCTCATCAGCATGTCTTTTAACAATTCTATAAAATGATTCAGAAACAATTGGTGAATGTTTACCAGTTTTTGGATCAATATACTTATACAAATCCGTAACAGTTTCTGAAAAACTTTTCTTAGTTTCTTTGTGTAAGTTTGTGATTGCTAATCGAGCCGCTAATATAGAATAGTCTGGATGCTTAGTTGCCAATGATGCTGCTGTTTCCATTGCCAATTGGTCCAAAACTTGTGTTTTAATATCCGGCATAATACCTTCAATTACTTTTTGAGCCACCTCAAAAGGAATAATTAACTTGTCTAAACCATATGTTTGTTGAGTGATTCTATCTAAGATTTTATCTAACATTACCGGTTCTTTCTTCCCATTTCTTTTTACTACTTTTATATTCATATTTTATTTAATTTTTTTGTCTTTTATATATTGGTTCATTTTTTTACTGAAAAATCTAAAATTTTAATTTTTTGAGGTTTTTTATACTGCTCAGAAAAATTATAGAAAATCAATATTATTAAGTTTATTTAAATTATACTTAAACTTGGTGTTATTAAGTATTTTACTAATCATTTCTAATTTAACTTCATAAATTCTTTCATATGAGTTTACTTTAAACTTAGAATTTTCATAATCTACTTCAACCACATCACCAGTTATTGTAATCATATGGTTTGTAAATTCATCAAGCCATTGAAATTCAATTTCAGTACCTTCATAAATATTTCTATTTGTAATTTCTTTAGAATTATTATTTTTACCAATATGGTCTTGTAATTCTAAAATTATAAGATTTCTCCATTTTTTATCCAATAATTTAAACATGTTGAATAAATTATCAGAAAAATAAACAGCTAATTCATTAAACAATTCTACATTAGTAAAACTTTCACTTTGAAGATTATCTTTCAAAATATTGTAGTATTGATTAAAGTCTGTTCTAGAAGGTTTTCTACGATTGTTCAAGAAATTAATTGATGTATTTTTTTCAAGAACTTCATATACTCTTTCTTTTACTTGTTTAGACCTTATGTATTTTTCATTATCAATTGATTCAAAATAGTAGTTAGAAGATCTATCTACTTCAATTGTATCTTTATGATATGTGTCAAAAGAACTTGTACCATCTTCTTCATCTAATGGATCTTCTTTTTTACCTTTGAAAATAGAATCATATTTTAATGAGTGTTTACCTTCTAATTTATGTTTAGAAAGAACAACTTCATCTGGGTCTGGTTCTTCTGTTTTTACTTCCGATTCAGGTTCAATGATATCAAGATCATCTTCATCAATCTCAATAATGATGTCTATATTCTCATCATCATCATCAAGACCTAAACCACCACCTTCTTCATCATCAGAATCATTATCATCTGAGTCATCTTCTGGTACTGATTCTTGTTCAGTTGATTCTTCATCGAATTCATTTTCTATATCATCGAATTCTTCGTCATCTCTAACTTTTTTAGCCATAGAGTTTTTTTAATTTTTTTTAAACCAATTACTGGTCTATAAATTGGTCGTTTTCTAAAGTCAGATATGTAGAATTCAAATTCAACTTGATTTGAGATTTTAAGAAATCACCATCTCTTTGTTTTAATAATTTGAATCTGTAAATATTCTGCCTTTTCATTTCTTCTGTTCTTATTATAGCAAAAAATGTATCAGCAGTTTCAGCTATTGCCTTAGATTCTGGAACACTTTCTAATGTAATATCAGCTGAATTCCAAGCATCCTTAGCCACTTGAACACCGGTAATGACCGGACATTTATATTTAGCACCTAAAGCTCTTAAAGCCTCTGCTAAAAATTTACCTTTTGTATAAAGGTTATCAGCGGCAGCAACTTTACCAGCTGTAACAAGAGTAATATAATCAACAATAACCAAGTCAATTTTAATATCTTTTTTCTCTTTTAACTTTTGTATGTAATTATCAAAGTCATTTACTGTTGCTGTACCAGCCGCCCAAAACTTAGTGTAGATTTTACCAACTTTTCTTTCAAATAAGTCAGCACCACTACCATCTGGTTTACTAAGATTTTGAATTCTTTTCTTAATCATTTCAGTGTCTTTTGACATTACATCATAATCATTAATAGGAATTCTTAAACGCATAGCACCAATTCTCTTCATAACTTTTCTTTCACTCATTTCAAGTGTAATATAAAGAACATTGTTACCCATATCTGCTGCCTTAAAAGCAAAATTTTGCATCCAGAGAGACTTACCGTTATTAGTCTCAGCCATTACAACATTTAATGTGGAAATATCCCAACCACCACCTAACATATGGTCAATAGATTCAAATCCACACTTTACTTTAAATTTAGAGGAGTCTTGAACGTGATTTTCAGGATCATCAAAGTCAGAACCCATATCATCGTCTTGTACAAAATTGGTAGATGACATCTCATCAACTATACTTCTAATTCTATCAGCGGCTTCAACAGCCTTTTCAAAGTCTGAAATAGAGTCAAGATTTCTTGTTTCGTCAATAATATCAACTGTACCCGTTTTCAAACGATTGGATAATATCCAAGCATTAAACTTAGGTTCGATAAAGTTTTTCTCATCATATTCTTTAAGATCGACTTGAAGAATAGATTTAAGAATCTCCTTTGTAATAACTCCTTCTTTATCATCCAAAGAAACCATATCCAAAATCTGACGAGGTGTCGGAGTTTGAGTATCATTACCTTTAATCATATACTCACGAATAATACCATATACAAGTTGGATTTCTGAGTTTCTGAAAAAATAGGGTTTTACAATATCAAAGTACTTCTTGTTCTTGAGTATAAAATTAAAGAATACTTTTTCTAGTTGTGGAGTCATCTAATCATTTTCATTTTTATATTATATCAAATGAAAGGACTAAGTTTAGATTTAAACTTATTGCTCCTTGATTAAATCGCCATCTTGTTTCTCTTCTGAGTCTCCAAACGTAGCAAATCTTTGAATAGCTGGTGTTTCTATATCATCCAGAACTTCTTTTGGATTGATAGGAAATTTATTTTTAATTCTGTTTATAATTTCTACAATACCATGTTTAGCTATAATAGTACCAACACCGACAGCCAATCCTAGAAAATTTTGTGGAAGTGTTTCTAAATTTAAATCATATTTATTAATAATAAACATAACACCATTCATTATAGGTATTAAAAGTGAGGTATAAGCAAACATATCTATAATACTACCAACAACAGCTCCTAAGTGTTTACCAATTATTGAAAATATGTTCTTAATTGATTCAAGAGATTTCATTAACTTTTTAACGATACCGTTTCCAAAACCTCTCATTTTTAATTCTTCCAACATAGATTTAGAATCTTTTGTTAAAGTAGCTTCTTCTTCAGCGGATTTGAACTTTTTTTCTTCTAAATAAGTTATAGTAACAGCAGCAAGTGTCAATAGTACAACTGATTCAGTATTAAGATTAAACGAATCAAGATTCATATTGGTCATAATACCTTGAACTACAGGATAAAGAGCACCAATACCAGCACCAAATGTGGCTACTAAACTAAAATTTAATTTTAGGTCTGAAATAATCTTTTTAGTAACTCTTTCATATGAAGATTTACCACCAGAAGCCTCACTAACTATTTCATCAAATGAGTTTAAGAACTCTTGAGCCATATCATACTGTAAGCTGTAATCGTTATACCTTTGAATCTTCATATTAAAGTATATATTATTTATTTACCATCATTTTTATTAAAGTTTGAAAATATTTTGAAGAAACTAATAAAAATAGGTTATTTGATGTTTTGTAATTAATATATAAGTTATAAAAAATTATTGTGCTAAAATGAAATACTTAAAAAAATTCGAAAACTTTACAGGTCATGACCTAGGAAGATTCTCTGATGAAGAGGAAAACAAAAACTTTATGACTCACCCAGATGAGAATGAACAAGCTTTTGATCAAGAAGAGGAAGAAATATTTAACTCTGAAGAAGAGGAAGAAGAATTAGAAGAAAGAGAAGAATCTGAACAAGAAGATACTTACGAAGAAGAAAGAGAAGAAGAAAGAGGTAGAGTTTGGGGTGACGAAGTAGTTGAAAGAAAGAAAATCAACGCTGGCTTTCAAGCTTACTTAGATAAAAAGGCTGGTAAAAAAGCTGATAAGAAAGAAGACAAAGAAGAAAAAGGTGGTAAAAAAGCTAAACCTGACTTTTTAGACTTAGATAAAGATGGTGATAAAAAAGAATCTATGAAAAAAGCGGCTAAAGACGCTAAAGATGACAAAAAAGATGACAAAAAAGAAACTAAAGGTTTATCTAAAGCACAATCTAAATTACCTGAAGGATTAAGAAAAGCAATTGAAGCAAAAAAGAAATAATTTTTAAATTTAATATAAAACAAAAACCCACTCAAATGAGTGGGTTTTTTTATGCGTTAATGTTAACGTTTATCTTTTTAATAGCCTCTTGAATCCAATCCGGTATAAAGTGTGAACTGTGTTTAATAACATCACCAAATGAACCATCTAAGATAATAGTATCAGCATAATCAATTTCTGAACGAACTGGTCTACCTGACATCTGAACTAAACCAGAAACTGTTTTCCAAGCATACCAATCAGGATTATTTGATTGTCTCAATTTATTCTTTTGAGAACCTAAAGAAGGATAAGGAACTTTAGCAATAATTTGAAAACGAGCATCATCATTATCAAAAGAAACTCCAGTATCCATAGAAGGAGAAACAATAACTGTTGGTTCTTCTGATTCCTTATGAAGTTTCAACATTTCATCTTTATTAGAAGAGTCGTGAAATATCAATCTTGGATCTCGAATTGATTGTTCAATCCATTTAGCTAATTCAAATGAGTTAGTATGAATGATACCTTTCTTATTTTTATACTTATCTAATAACTTCTTAATATAAGGAATATACTTCTTAAATGTTTCTTCTTTAGATTTATAAGACATCTTACCTAAAGGCATATAAAAGATAGGTCGATTCTTAGGATTAAACGGTGAACGAATTGAGTAGTACACAGCTTTAGCTACGTCTAAACCATTTAACTGACAGAATAGGTTCTTATCTAAAATAGTACCTGACATAAGAATAACCATATCATAATTACTAAAAACATACTTATCTAAGTAATCATAAGCCCAAATAGGCTCCAAAGACAATTCTTTTTGTTTTAACTTCTCATTATAATAAGTTTCTAATACCCAGTTGTTAGGATTTTCTTTATACTCTTTTAAGAAGATTTCAATTTTTAATTGTAACTGTCTTAAATCAGTAGCCAATTGCATGGTTTTAACATCAGAGTTTTTACCACCAATAAGTTTATTGATTTTTAAGTCTCTTTTATCTTGTTTAACATTTCTTGGAGAAGTTGACATTCCTTTTTCCATAGATTCAAGTGTCGTTAAAACTTCACCATTAAGATATTTCAAAAAGTCAACATAATTTGAAATAGAAGTAACGGCTTTAAGTTGTTTCATAATAGAATACTCATCAGCAAACTTAAATCTTTTAACCATATTTTCAGTTACTTTAATAGTGATAAAGTCAGACATAACATCATCAAACTCATGGGCTTCATCGACAATAAGAACTCTTGAATCTCTACTTTCTAATAATTTTGGATTATAGATAGCATAAAGAATGTATAGGTAAAAATTAGTAAGTGATATATTACCACTGATAAAAGATTCTTTAGCAGAAGTATAAGGACAAGATTCACAAGATGTTTTATTTAAACGATTAAATTCAGCACCTTGAGCACAAGAACAAGAGTATTGTTCACATTCATAATTATCTTTACCTTTCAAATCAGAAATAGATTCATATTCGTTTGAATATTGGTCTTGAAGAAGTTTACTATTAGTAATGATATCAACTTTAGCAAGTTTATTAACATTCTTTTTATACCAATCAGCAATCATTAAAGCTAAGTGAGATTTGCCAGAACCAACTGGAAGATTTAGTAAGAAAAATTTATTCAATTTATTCTTTTGATATTCAGCTTCTATAAAATTAAGAGCTTCTTTTTGTTCCTTTCTAGGCTTGTATTTGGCAAGATCCGTTTTTAATGACATACTTTTTTAATCTTTTTGTAAAATTTATATGATTTTTTTGATAAATGTTTGAAAAATCTAAATTTTTGGCGATTTTTCGTAATATATAGAATAAATTACCTTCCTTTATTATGCTATTAGTACCTGATTATGACGAATTTAACATCTATACATCTGTTGATGATATAGAAACTTATGTACACCAACTTTTTTCGCAAGGATATGAGTTGAAAGAAGAAATATATACACTATGTCTTAAACACTTTGGAAAAGAGTTTCAAGATATTATAGATATATTTTTTGAATATGAAGATTAAAAACTACAATGAATTTACAAGCGAGAATGTGCTTTACATTTTTGACTTTGATGACACGCTTGTGAATTCGCCAAGTTTTGATGAATTAGCTATAAATTATCTAAAGGAAGATATAACAATCAAAGACTTATTAAATCAATCTATAAATAGAGTAGGCGTTACATTAGACGACCTAAAATGGCAAGATGGTAGAATCTATGTACTTGACCCTAATAAAGAGCTTAAAGAGTTCGGTAACTGGGTTAGAAAAGGAGATAGATTATATATGTTCACTCCAAATGCTTTTCACTTATCAGATTTAAGTTTACCAAGTACATTAAAAGATCTTTCAGAATTATACAAATCAGTTGAAAATAAATGTATAGTAACAGCTAGAGAAGAATCACTAAGAAATAAGATAACTAGAACATTATTAGACTTAGGATTAGAATTACCTAAATACGGTTTACATATGGCTCCGAATGGAACAAAAAATTCTGGACATTGGAAAGGTGAAAGAATAGTAGAAATAATAAATGAAACAGGATTTCAAAAAGCTATCTTCTATGATGACAATGCTAAATATATTAAAAGAGCTACTAAAGTAGTTCGAGAAAAATTACCTAACTTTGATTTCACACCTGTTAAGGTATAAAAAAACCTCTGATTTCTCAGAGGTTTCTTTTTTACATATCTTTGAATTTGTAAATTTTACTTTCTTTAATTTCTTCTTTCTTTTCTTTGAAGTAACTCATAATTTGTTTGAATGACTTATTAAAATCTTGTAAGTCAGCACCAAACTCACCCATTCCACCATAGAATCCTTCGCCTTCAAATTGTAAAGATCTTTTTGTAAATCTCGCCATTTTTTCAGCTACTACTTGACGTTTACCTTTGTTAGATATAACATCAACACTTTCTTTATACAAAGGAGCAAAATCTCCCAAAGTGCTAGCCTTTTTACCATATAAATAATCATAAACTTCAGCGTATAATTCTTTAACTGGAGCTTTAGTTTCAGAATCCATTTTCTTGTCTAGGATAGCTTGTATAAAATCTTCAGTGATTCCAACTCCTTTATCTTTCTCATCAACAATACTTTTAAGAGATTTTCTAATATTAGAAACTGCTTGTGTTAAATAATCTTCACCTTTAGTTACTTCAACATTTCTTTGAGTACCAATTTTTTTATCTTCTAATACGATATCATCAAACTTACTAATTGAGATTGACTCTTTAACTGGACTTAATTGGTCAAAATTAACAGCCATTTCTGGAGAACTAGCAGTATATTCACCTTTTTTATCTTTGAAGATAACAGATGCTTTTCCTTTAGATAAAGTTGTTTGTTTTACATCATCTTTAGTTAACCAAGTTCTATCTTTACCAACTGTTGTATCGTGTGTTAATGAAATAACTTTAACTTTTTTCTTATCTCCTTTTTTATTTGTAAAGTAATACTCTTTACCAATTTTAATATTACCAGCACCTTTATCACCACCTTCACCTTCTAGTTTAACACCAGCAGAAGTAATAATTAAACTTTTTAATTGAGTAAGGTTTTTAATCATTAAAGGATAAATTGACTTTTCAGTTGGAACATCAGTAGTATTTATTTCTTCATCTTTTCCAGTTCCTTCTTCTTCACCTTTAGATTTATTTTTATCTGTTATTTTAACTAAAACTAATGATTGTAATAAATCGTTAAGAGTTTTAGCTCTTGATTGTCTTTGTCCTTTTTCTCTTAATAATTTAACAACAGCACCGGCACCAATAAGAGCAATACCTAAAGCTGAAAGAACAGGAGCTATTGAAATTAAATAACTACCAGCAGCAGATGTTGTAGTTGTTGTAAAACCAGCTCTAATTAAAACTTTTTTAGTTTGAGTATAAACTTGTTTAGCAATAAAACTTTTAGCACCACCATTTTGGTTCATTAAAACGTTATCTCCCCAAGTTCCTTCAAGATGATTAAAAATATCACCAACTGTTTTATTTGCTGGATTTGCTAATTGACTAGTAATATCAGCAACAGAAGAAGCTTTTCCGCCACCTCCTAAGAAGCTCGACATAGCTTCAATACCTTTTGCCTGATCACCACCACCATAGAAACTGAAAGCGTCTTTTAAGTTACCAACTGGTTGATTGAAATTCAATGATTTACCAGTAGCATCCATAAATCCATTATTTTGAATAGTATATGACCATCCTTTTGGATCTACTTTAAGATTATTCTCAACAGTAGTTGTAAATGTTTTCTCACCAAACTGAGCAGGGTGTTTAATTGTTGTAGTAATTAAGTCTTTAAACCATTGAGTTTGAGCAATCCAACCAATAGCACCTAAAGCACCACCAACTCCAGCTAAAATTAAAGGAAGTTTATTAGATTTAAGAGTTTTCATTCTCTCACTATCAACAACGTTGTCGTCTCCAGCACCTTGTAACTTAGCAGATTGTCTGTTTCCAGCTTTTCTAGCTTCTGAATCTTCATCTTTTTTACCAAAAAGAGCATCCATAGCTTTGTCTTTTAACTGACCTAACTTCTTTAAGAACTCCTCATTAATAGGCTCATTTTCTAAATTAAATATTTCTTCAAAAAGTAATTCTTCTTTGTTTAAATCAATAGAATTATTAGAATCCATCACAGAATAAACCGCCGCTAAATCAGTATCTAATGCTTTTTTAACAACCTTTCTTGTATTCTCAATAAGTTTATTAGCAACTTCTGGATCTAAATATCCTTCTTCCTCTGGACTTTTTTCAGCGGCAGCAACAATAGAGTCATAGAATTGACCATACATTAAAACACCTCTTAAAAAAGCAACTCTACTTTTATCATTGGGCCACTCAGGTGATTTTTCTTTTACTTTATCATAAACAGCACTAAGAGCAGCATTAGTAGTATTACCCATAATTCTACCAATTTCTTCAGCGGCTTTTTTATCAGTTTCGCCTTTACCAAAGATTTTACCATTAGCTTTATATCTACCTAGTTTACTAAGACCGTATTTTATATTACCCCAAAGATTCTCTTCTTCGTTAAGATATTCAAAATCAGAAAACTTTTTAATTTCCATAAAAAATATTTTATTTTTCTGTATATATTAAAAAGTAAAATCTATTTTGTTAAATTTCCGCCTCTAACTGTTTGATTTCGTCTAAAATCTTCTTCAAATCTTCTTTTTTATCCATCATGACTTTCTTAGCTTTCTTTCTATCAGCATAAACGTCTTCAAGCATATTTAAAGTTGGAGATATTCTTTTTTCAAATACAACACCATTGATACAAAGAACGTGTTTATCAGGATCGATAGGTCTACCGTTAGTACACTTAGATTTATCTTTTTCATCTTGAAGACCAATAAATGTTTCAGGAGCAATAAAGAATTGTCTTTGAGTTGTTGGATAAAGTGAGGCAAAGTCATAAGTAACACACCACTGATTCATACCGACCACAGGATCTTTTACCCAACCACCAGCAATTGTAGAATCAGCATCACCTCTTTCATCTCGGAAAAGTACAATGTTGTCCATCTTACGGAATCTATTTCTTAAAACGCCTTCTGTAATAGCCAAAGAACCTAGAGCATTATTCATTTGAGAAACAACATCGATGATTCTAATTTGAGCCAATGATGAAATCGCATAAATAATTGAGATATAGTTACGAGCTTCATGAATCTTTTGTACTAGAACACTATCAACTGCGTTATAATACATAAATGTTTCAAAATCATCTTCATAAAGTTTTTGTAATGAACCATTATATTTAATCTTTTCAACACCAACTAATTTATTAGCAACGAAATCTAATGATGATGACTCTTTTACTTTAATAGAAGTATCACATATTTCATAAAGTTGCATGTAATCAAAAATCATTCGATGAGCAGGTACTTCAAATTCAGTAGACCAAATCTTATTCATTCTTTTTGTCAAAGATGAAACAGCTGGATCAATTTTATATTCTTTACCATTTACCCATTTAGAAATCTTTCTAGAACGATTCACTAAATATAACCAGTCATACTGAAGAAAGTTCCATCCAGTTAGAATTGGCATCTTAGGAATCATCTTATAGAAGAAAGCATAAAGCATATCAAACTCATCATCATATTTAATGTATTTGAATTTATATTCAGTACCAAACTTCTCAAAGTATTTATTGGTGTTATTTGTAATTCTTTCTTGAACTTCTTCTGACATTTCTTTAAGACCTAAAAGAATGATTTTATCATCATATACAATTGAAATTGAAAGAACTTGAGTAGAAGCACCTTCTTTTGTTACATTACCATCTTGGTCTTTAACATCAGCCGCTTCCGGGAAACCATCAACGATTTCGGTTTCAATATCTATAAAATAAATCTTAGGAAGATTAAATTCAAATATTTCATTCTTTTCTGATTCAGGTAAACCATCCAAGAACTCATAGATAGCATATCTATCAGGGTGATTTACTTCTATTTGTTTTACAGATTTACCATCCCATGATCTAAACTCAGGATGTTTTTGTACATCTGTATCCTCACAAGCAACATATTTCATTGGATCTTCCCAATTATAATATTTAAGCTTTATATCACCGGTTTTATCAACGTAACTAACTACTAATTTCTTACTATTTGTTAAGTATTGTGTTTCAACTAACATCTATTCTATTTATTTTTACATGAGTTATAGATATTTTTTAGAAAAAAGTTATTTTATTTTTGGTATTTAGATAAAATAGCTTATCTTTGTTAAACAATTAAAAAATCACTACAACATGAAAACATTATACTGTAAAAACTACAAAGCAATTCATCACACAGTTTCTTTAGCTATGTTTGTATTCGCTTTATACTTCTTAGGAGGTCAAAAACAAATCTTAACTAGTTTTCCATTTCAATTAGCTGTATTAGCTGGAAACTTTTTCTTAACTAAGTGGACTTTAAGAGTTAGTGGAATTGACGCTGAAGTTGAAAAAATCTTGGCAGAAAAAAAAGGAGATAATTAATATTATCTCCTTTTTATATATTGTTTAATATTTTAATTAGTCAGCATATTCCATTGCTATACTACCACCGATACCAAATACCATCACAGCGACCATACAGATAGCACCTAAAGTACCTAATGATAATCCAAATAATGTAAGTGGGAAACCAGAACCAGCGATTGCTATTTGAACAACAGTAACGATTAAAGTTACAAAAGAAATAGCACTAGCAGATAAACCTAACCAACCAATAATTTTCATAGCTAATCCTTCTTCTTCAAGAAGAAGTGATTCAGCCATTATTTCTTCTTCTGTAGAAGCTTCAGTATGAACAGGAATATTTTTCTCATCTTTAAGTGATTCAATTTTAGCTTTATCTTCTTGTGGTAAAGAAGCATAAGCAGATTTTAAGTCAGCAAGAGCCTTAGCCATTTCTGGTTGGTCTTTCTTTTCTTCAATTGCCTTAGCTAGTTTTTCACCAGCATTTTTCAATTTTTCATTTTTCCAATTAGCGAATGCTGAACTAATTTTGTTCCAAAGTCCACCTAAGAACTCTTCGTTTGTTGAAAATGATTCATAAGTTTTTAAATATCTCATGTCTATTAGTTTATTTTTATAATGTATATATTATATTGAAAAACTCATTTTTTTTACATTTTTAATTTTTTTTAATAATCACAGTCAAAATAGTCTAAAGTCTCACCAGTTCTACTATTAATGAATAATAATTCATCTCTTCTTACTAATTGATATTCGTAGTGAATTCCTGTCTTAAATAATGTTCTAATAAATGGTATATCAGTTCCTTTGTTTATCTTATCTTGATTAACCATTAAACAAAGAACTTTCTTATTTTCTTCTGAATTCCAATTAACTAATCCATCGTTATCCTTTTCCATACCCTCTTTTCCAAAACAAATAAATTTAGTTTCTAATTTCTCACCACTTGGCGTATATGTCATAAAAATATCATCACCAATCTCAACATCAGATTCCTCTTTTAAATAAAGTCTTATCCAAATATAAACCTTCTGTTCTTCAAGAATTTTCATAGCTGGATCTGTATTCTTATTCCAATCTTTAACAACTTCAGTGTCAATTGTCTTTATTTGTTCTACTAAATTATCATATCTTCCCATATTAATAATTATTTTATATAGCTATCTCTAGCTTACTTTCTATTTTTTTAATACCATCAGTATCAATTACTTTGAAATCATCTACTGTAAAATCATAAAATGACTTATTAGATAATAACTCAATTCTAGGTTGTTGTTCTAGTGGTGTTCTATTTAATAACTCTGATGCCGCATCAAAATGTCTATCATAAACATGAAGATTTTGAACAAAATGACAGAACTTACCCACTTTATAACCTAAATGTGAAGCAACCATCATTTGTAAAGCCACATACTGAATTTTATTTATATATCCAGCCATAATATAGTCGTTACTTCTTTGATTCAAAGTCATATCTAAATAGTAAGTATCATTAATTTTTCTAACTGACCAAATAGTTTCATAAGCACAAGGATGTAAACCTTTAGTTTCAGCCATATCAGACTCTTGGTACATATTCATTATATGTCTTCTTGAAAAAGGATCTTCTTTCAAAGACTTCAATAACTTATTCATTAAGTCATATCTTTGAACAGTAGCACCATATCGCTGACCAATTGTACCATCACCAACATTCCATTCATCCCACCAGTTAATACCCATTTCTCTAGCAACTTCTAATGAGTTAGATTGTTTTTGATAAATCCAAAGTATCTCTCTGATACCTGTTTTAATTGCGGTGTTTCTTAATGTAGTAATTGGAAACTCTCCTTTTGATAAATCATACTCTTCAAATATTTGAGTTATGAATTTACTATGACCAGGTTGACCATCAATATACTTTGGTCTTGGATTCTCATCCCAAGTTCCGTCACCATCTTCTAAGACAATTCGATTTAGATTATCGATGTAATATTTATCTGCTTTAATCATTTTAATACTGAATTTATTTTTTGGTCTCTAATTATTTTTTTAACAATTTCATCAATATTAGATAAATCACTAACATCACTTATATTATAAAAATTAGATTCTTCTGGTAGTTTTTTATAATTGTCACTTAAACAAGTTACAATTTTAGAAGTATCTATTTCTGATAATAAATCAACACAAGATTTTGGCAAGTAATCAATATCATCTATAATTAGAAAATTATACTTTCTTTTTTCAGATAGTTCTTTTACAACTTCTATTACTTTATAATTATTGACTTCATCAAATGTGTTTATAATTCTATAATCATCAAAGATATCATTAAATCTATCTTTAGTCTCAATATCACCTGTACATGATAAGAAAAATAGTTTTAATCCTACTTTATTAAAACTATTAGAAATATTAAATAGAAACTCTGTTCTACCAGAAATTCTATCACCATGTATAATATTGAAATTTTTATCAAACATCAATTATTATATTAAATAATAGAAATATGTTTTAGTATGGACAACTATCTTTCCACTTTTCATTGAACCAGAAGGTTCTTCCGGTATTATCTTTACAAGAAATTCCTTTTTGATAGAATACCCATTTTTTGAATTCTTCAAAGTCTGTATCAAATGGATTCTTCCAATCTTGTAACTGACCACCATTTAGTTCATATGCCTTCATAGGAATATCCTTACACATATCTAAAACTTGTGGATGTGATTTGATAATAGTTCTAGCCGTTTCAAAAGGATTAACATCTAAGTAATAAAGAATTGTGCTTCTTAAATAGTTACCAATACCATTGAAATATTTTTGGTCTAATAAAGCCTCACAAATAGGTTTGTCAAAAACCTTTTTATCTAAATTAGATATAACTACATTCTTGAAACTATCAAATTCTTTAGTTGGGTCAAGACCTCTTTTAACACCAGTAAAGCCACCAACTCTATATTTAGGACCCATATAAAGACCATAAAGAAGTAGTGAACTACCATCAGTAGTATCTAATCTCATTCTAGTGAACTTTCTATCAGACCAAGTTTCTGTTGGTGTAAAAAGCCAATTACCAGACATACCCATAAAAACTGAGATACTAATATCAACATTATCATTATATAACTTTAATACTAACTCTTTACCATTAGAGTCAGCTTCAAGTTTGAATTTTTCAATTAGATTTGAATCAACAGGAATATTTCCTTTTTCAACGTGATATAGTTTTGTAAATGTTTTGTCTTTGACATTCTGATTAATATAATCAGACATTATTTTCAATTCTGCTAACTCTGGCATAGATATAATTTTATTAAGGTTATATAAATTGAAAAAAAAAGGTTTATATTTTAATATATATCCTGTAAAAAATTAAAATATAATATGGCAAGACTTAATCGATACAATGATTTTTACTTAAAGCAAATGGCTACTAAAAGAGCCCAAAAGATTAGTTTCATTAATGATATGAAGATAAGAGAATTTGAATCAATCTGCTATGAAGGTAAAAAACATGATGTTGTAACAATTCATCTTAAAAATAACATAAGAATCAATGAAAGTTATGGTCTTATTCTAGAAGATAAGGAATTACTTCAGGATACTAAGAACATGGTGTGTGCTAAGTTTTATCAAGACGGAATAAAAGATATTGCAAAAGAAACAAGAACTTATTTAGAAAGTAAAAACATTCCAGAAGCTGATATAAAATTAATTGAGGAAAACTTAGAGTCAATTATAATGAGTGAAGGTTTAGTAGATTGGATTAAAGATAAGGTAAATGCAGGAACTGAAGTTGTTAAAAAAGGTCTATCTAAGATTTGGAACTTTCTTTCTTCAAGTGCTAAAGTTGTTTGGGACTCTATTGTTGAAGATATTTTCAAACCTGGACTTGAGGCTCTTAAAAATGTAGCAACAAAACTATTTGGTCCAGAAGTAGTAGCTGCTATTGAAACAACCGCAAAAAAGGTTCTCAATTCAATTGATGATTTTATGAAAACATCCAAATCTATATTTGACGGAGTTTATGCCTCATTAAAGGATTTTGCACAAAAAATTGCTAATATAGTTAAAGAGATTTGGGCTAAGATTAAAGAAGTATTGATGAAAGTTTGGGGTTTCATAAAAACACATGCTGTAAAAGTATTACCAGGGTTGAAGCCTAAACTTCAGAAAATGACAAAATTAGGGGAAAAAGTAGATGCCACTAAATTAGGCGAAGAAGTGAAGACAGTTGGTGCGGATGTCAAAGATATGGTGAAATATTTCAGAGGTGAAATAAGTGGATCGGTTGGTGGGTCATTTGAGGAAGTAGCAAGTTCTTCGGCTAATAAAATTTTATCGACAGGAGAAGAAGGAAATTCTGAAGAAGGTAAAGAATCTACTCCTGAAAAAGAAGATAAAAAAGAAGTTGTCAATGATAGTTTTATTTGGGACTCTCTTAAAGGGTATATGTCAATGAATAGAAATTTTGATACAATTGAACTCATTAAACTTCACGAAACTAAAATTGAGAAGATATTTGAGGCTGACAATACAGAAGAACAAGTTGAAAAAGAAGGTAAAAAAACCGAATCGAGAGGAATTAAAGGCTGGGTTAAAAATTTAGTATTATGGGTTTTATCACCTTTTGGAAAACTTATGGAAATTCTCGGAGAGGTTGTGGCAAAAGGAATGGCCGCTTTACCAGCGTGGTTATCAGGTAAATTAGGGGTTTTATATGAAGGTGCGAAAAATCTTGTTTCATACGCTGCTAAATTTACAATGATTGGTACATTAATTGGCTTTATAGCAGGAGTTGCTGCTGAATCATTTGCCTTAACGACACATTTACCAGGAAAATGGATTGAGGAATCTGGTGAAATGATTGGGCTAGGTGGAGCAGTGGAAAAATCTAAAGAAGTTTTGGCAGAAGTTGGCATTCCCATAGCCAAGGAATCCAGAGTGAGTAAATTTGAAGATTTCAAAAAAGTTAACGAATCAGAAGGTGGAGAAGGAAAGGGAATTAATTGGAAAGGATTAGCGATTGGAGCCGGTAGTCTCCTTTTAGCCTTCTTAGTATCTCTTTTCACACATGCTATACCTGGATTACACGCAGCATTTGAGACAATATCACTGATACTTTTAATTTTAGCAACTCTTGGATATATCTTTACAGAGACTTCTTGGGGTAAAAATTTAGCAAGTAAAGCTCCTTTATTACCGAATGTATGTAAAGGATTCTATAGTTTTGTTCACGCACATTAAAATATTAAATTTAGAATGAAATCAATAAAGACCTTTAAACAATTTAATGAGAACACTACTCATCTACATTTTCATGATAAAGATTTATATCAATATAATGTTGAGGATTTACACTTAAACAAAGAAGAAGATGTGAAAATTAAGCATGAGACTACTGACATAATAAATAAAATGAATAGTTTGGATAAATTAAAAGTCTCTGAAGAGTTAGAAAAATTAACTGAAAAGTTTGGATGTACTTTAGAAGATTTAACAAATCCAGTATTAGTAAAAGAGTGGTTAGATAGAGAAATAATAATGAGAAATAAAGATAAAGAACTTGAGGCGGTTCAAGAAGGTCTTGGTGACTATATTAAAGAGAAATTATTGAAATTCTTTTCATATATTTTTGGACTTGGAGGTCCAATTTTGTCAATATTTATGATTGTTAGTGGTGTTATAAATAATAATTTCTGGGGAGTTTTTACTGGCGCAATGGCCTTAACTATTTCTATACTAGCCAGTGCTTGGATTTCAAGTAAGACTAAATAAATTTAATTACAATTCCTTTTTACCCATTTAACTAAAATATCACCATGACAAGATTTACCACCACCGCCTTCATTTTTACACCAACAACCAAGAACTTTATCTTTTAGTTCATGTAAATCATTCATCAATTCTTTATTGGAGAGAAGATACTCTTCATAGGCATCCACGATTGTTTTTCTTGGAGTTCCTTCTGGAAAACTTTCACGCAGTTCTTTAGGATAAGCCCACTTATTATACTTACCATTTGGTAAACGACCAATATAAATATCAAAGTGTTCTTTTTTAAAGTGAACTACTTTGACTTTATGGTCATATTTAGGCTTACCCTTAAAACTATCAAAAAAATCATCCATTAGTTTAGAATATTTTTTAACTTATAATCTCTTAGTATTTGTTTTAATTCATCTACTTTTGAGAAGTAATAATCTACTTGTTCTTTACCATTGATGTGATTAAGTGGAAATTCTATATTCTCAACATCACTTAGTTGTTCATATATTTTAACTTCATAGTTTTCACCTTCTTTATTTATTGGATGAAATAATCCAGATGAATCATTAGAAAAAATAAACTGATAAGTTGGTAAAGGCTTTATCTCAACTTCAATTGATACTTTACCTTCTGAATTTCTTTTGCGAAACCAAATTTCACCTTTAGGTCTTTCATCTAAAAACTTTATAGGTGAAACTTTATCTCTTAAAAAGTAAAATAATTTCTTACTTATTTTATTATGAATAAGTATATAAATACCTCTTTTAAAATATTGAAAGTTGTCCCTTGGTATTGAACAAGGAACAACTTCAAATCCATAGACTTTCTGAATGTGTTCTATTACAGGTTGAATCTTATACATTGGTCTAAGATATATTTAGAGTGTTCTAATTGTAAGTGAGTTGCCAAACCAACAGTGATGTGAAAACCAAAGTAAGGGTTAGGATCTAATCCAATAACACTTCTAATGTTTCTAGCGTCATCACTATCAGCTCCAATCCACCAGTGACCTTTGTGATTAGCACGAATTAAAGCAGGATCATATTTTACAGTGATTTCTTTACCGTGAAATAACTGACGAGCTTGAGCATATAATTCATCAGACTCAAATCTATCGTTTATGATAGTTAAGTGAGTTCCTCTTAAAGGTTTGTTTAGTTTTAAGTTGAATCTTTTTTCTAAGAACCAAGAGTAGTAAGCATAAAGTTCACAGTCAAATCTAACCATAGCAGTTCTCTTCCAAGAAGACTGTGCTAAGTGCTTCTTGGTGACGTTAACTGGGTCGAATTCTAATATGCCTTTCATTTCTAACATGGAACAAAGATACAAATAAAAATTTATATATACAATAAATAATTAGGTATATGATACTAATAACACTTATATTAACAAATTTGATTTGGGTTGGTTACGCACTAACAGAAGGAGTAAGAGAAGGTTTCTACTGGCACTATGAAAATAACAGTAGAAGAGTATGTGATTTTGATATAAATCCTATCTTTAACCTACAAAGAGTTTTAGTTATGTTAATAACTGGTGGTTTCATGGTACACACACTTGGTTGGTTTTCACTACTTTGTTTGGCTTGTATATTCTTAATGTTTAATTTCTTTCACAATGGAACTTATTACTATACAAGAAATAAATTAGATGGAAGATCTTATCCAAAAAGATGGAAAGATGAGTCTAAAACATTTCCAAGATTCACACCACTAACTACATACAGTAAAAGAACATTAGGTATGGTAATTGGAGTTTTAGCTCAAATATTTATATACCTATTTTTATTATAAAAATTAAATAAAATTATGAAAGATTCAGAATTAATCAAGAATTCCAGTTTATCTCAAGAAGAAATAAACATGTTAAGAGAAAAGTTTTTACACGAATACTCTAAAAACAAAGGTTGGAATCCAAATGAATTATCAACTAATCAAATGTTAGAGATAGTTTCTCAAAAACAATATAAAGCACCTGGTTTAATATTAGGATAACAAAAAAGAGAACTTTAAGTTCTCTTTTTTTATTTAGAATACTAAATGACTAATATCATTTCTCAATTTCTCTTTAATCTTATTCAAAGGAACTGAACACAATTCAGATATCACATCCATAAAATCTGTACGAGAGCCAACAAAGTCATAACAATTTGTTTCATTTTGAGCATAACACTTATGACCATTCCAGGTAATACCATACATATCACCATAACCATTATTTGTTAAATAATTTCTGATTAATTCAGTTTCTTTTTTTATCAAATCAGTAGCAATATACATTTTCTTTGTTTTACCATTTACCGAAAAGTAAGAATAGTATTCTTCTGAATAAACTTCATCATCTGTTGAAAATTCTAAATCATCATCATCATCATCTTCATTTGAAATATCATATGGATTTCTTTCAACAGGAAGTGATTCCCAATCAATTAAACAAACAGCTTTACAAAGTCTTTGTAGAAACTCAATATCTTGATACTCACCGGTTGTATGTTCATACATATAACCAACTGAAATATTAGTACACTCTGGTACGATATCCATAAATTGGGCAGAGTCTGTTAAAACACCCGTATCATCTGGTTCAAGTTTTAATCTTTGACCGGTTCCATTTAATCTAAAAGATAATTCATCAGCAAATTCATCAGAACAACAACGACCATACCATTGATGTGTAATAACAGATCCGGTACTTCTTCTATCAAAAGAAACAACTTTAGAAATAGTATAACTGAATTCACTATTTACCCAATTTTGAGCTAATTTACTAGAACCAACACAACCAACTTCCTCGCCAATAAAGAAATAATAAAGACCTGGAACTTTATTCTCAATCATATTAAGAATAACAACCATTCCTGCTTTATCATCGGCTCCTAAAATAGAAGAACCGTCAGTCTTAATTATATTTTGTGTTTGAACATGATTTACTTTTACTTGTTTAGAACAAGCAGTATCTAAATGACAAGTAAACATTGTTGTAGGATCCTCACCAATTAGGTAGTAAAAATTACCATAGGCATCTTTTTTAGTACCTTCCGGAAGATATGATTTTAAAAATCCCTCTGTGCCGTGTGGATAAGTGTATTTCGTAAGTTGTAAAAACTTTCTGCGTATTCTCATGAATGTATAATTATATTTATTATACAAATATAAACAACTTATTAACAATTACAAAATTATTCATCATTTTTATTGAAAATATCGTCAATTTTTTTATTACGAATGTAAGATTTTGATAAATTTTCTAAGTTTGAAGTCCATCCAGATATTTTATCAGTTATTGAGTATTCACTGTGATATAATTCTCTAGATTCAATTTTAACATGATAATCATTAACATCCTCAGATGATTTATAATGATACTCTTTGGCTAATATTATATAATCAATATTTAATTTATCAATAACTTGTTTATATTCTATTATTGAAGAAACACTCAAATGCCAAAAATCGAATACTAATAAATCAACTCTAAATAGATTACCTTTATTATTTAATACTTCTGTAAAATCTTCAATATTATTGAAGTTTATTTTAGGTTCCATTAAATATTTAAGTGTAGTAGCAGTAGAGTTTGAACTTCTTGGTTTACAAAATAAGACCGGATTTCTACCCTCCATATCTAAGAAGTCAACTATTTTCTTAACAGCATAAGAAACGTCTGAAGGATTTCCGGTAATATAATTACACCTTTTTATTTCTATCATTTATATTCTTTTTTGTTACATCAACTAAATAGTTGAATTTGTAAAGGAATCTTCTACCTATTAAAACAGGATATCTCATTTTTTTTCTATCTGTTAAAGATACATAAAATTTATATATTGAATCACCAATTGTTAATTTAGTAAATATAGAAAATCTTTTCTGAACTTTACCAAATGAATTTTTAACTATAATAGTTTTGAATTTATTATAAGAAAACTCTTCATCACCAACTGTAAAATATAACTTACCATCTTCAAGTTTTATACTATCAACATGTAAAGCAACTCCATAAGCACCAGTATCTACTTTTGCCTTTATCTTTTCTATTTTAAGTTCCGGAAAAGAAATATTTTCAATTCTTCCTACTTTTTTCTCCATTTTTCTGTTAAAAACAATATTTTTTTATATATAACAAATATGATTCTTATTAATAAAGTAACACCATTTGCCAACGAAGCCTATAAAAAAGATTTAATCGAATGTTTAATCAGCAATTCAGATATTAGTTTTATATCAAATATAGTTGTTTTTTATAATAATACAAATATTGTATTACCAAAAAACAATAAAGTTAAGTTAGTTATTAAAAATGGCTATACAGATAGAGAAATAATTGAATATTGTAAAAGAATTTATAATGATGATGTATTTATATTCTCAAATCCATTTATTAAATTCAATAATAGTCTAATAAATTTGGAAACACCTGTAGACAAAACTATTAAAATAGATGACGGTTGTTATATTTTTAATAAAAATACTGAGTTAGAAATGGGCGATAACATAGATAGTATATTAAGAATAAACACATCAAATAATAAAATTTTAATAGAAATAAAAAATCTATTAATAAAGAATGAAGATAATATAATACCCGAAAAAAGACAACCAAATATATCAAGAAGTTTGTTAGAAAAAAATGTGAGACGAAAGGAGTCTTACTTAAACAAAAGACGAAAAGAGTTATCAAATGAAACAAATATTAAATTAGACATTATTATAGTATCAGTTAACTACAATGATTTTATGTCAATAACTCTTAAAAGTACGACAAAAGTTTCAAACGTAACTGTCGTAACATCAAAAAATGATATAATCTGTCAAGAATTATGTAAAAAATTTGGAGCAAATTGTATTATAACGGAAAGAATGTATGAAGACGGAGCTATCTTCAATAAAGGTAAAGCAATAAATGAAGGTATAAAATCTTTAAAAAATCCAGAATGGATTTTACTATTAGATGCTGATATTTATTTACAAGATGATTTCTTAGAAGTATTAGAAAAAACAAATTTAATTCATCAAAATTTAATAGTTTGTAAAAGACTAATACTTGATAGTTATGAACTATTTTTAGATTTTCTAAATAATAAAGATGTAGGAAGATTAGAAAGAGCCAAAGGATTTGGATACTTTCAAATGTTTAATATTAAAAAATTTCAAAAAAAATCAAATATTTTTCCAGAAAACTCAAATGATGCTGCCTGGAGTGATATTATATTCAGAGACACATTTAATAAAAACGAGACCGAATTAAATACGACCGTTCTACATCTTGGTCAAACATGTCAAAACTGGGAAGGTAGAAAAACTAAAAGATTTATAGAAAATGAATTATTTTTGAATGAAACCGAACAATCATTTGATATAAATAAATACTTTGATAAAATCTATTGTATTAATTTACAAAATAAAAAAGATAGATGGGAAAGAGTTGAAAAATTATTTAATGAAAACTTAATAGAAGTTGAAAGATTTGAAGCAATAAATGGTCTGACAATTAGTGATGAAGAATTTAATAATATACTAAATAAATATAATCCGAATAGACTAACCGGTGAAAGTGCTAGTTTAAATGGCTTAATTGAAAATAAAAACTCACTAGCTTGTCTACTATCACACATAGAATTGATTAAAACAGCAAAAATAAATAATTATAAAAGAATATTAATTTTTGAAGATGATATAACATTTAGTAAAGACTTTACAGAAAGTATCAAAAAAATATCAAAAATAGATTGGAGTATTGTTTATTTAGGGGCTAGTCAATTCAACTGGAGCGGAATTGAAGAAAAAGATTGTTTCTACTTGTGTAAGAACACGCTAGGGACCTTTGCTTATGCGATTGAATCATCAATATATGACGATGTGATAAATCTATTAGAAACAAAAAGAAAATCTGTAGATAACTTATTATCCGAGATACAATCAAATAATTACGGTAAGTGCTATACATTCTATCCAAATATAGTGATATCTGATGTTGAAAGCTCTGATATAAGAGAATCAAAAAATATAGTCACATATTCAAATTTAGTAAGATGGAATCTTTCAAATTTTAATATTATAAAAAAGAAAAAAATTCTATTATTACCAGATGTAAAAGATTGGGCATTTGATAATATAGCAAAATCAGTAGTTAAATATAATCCATATCCAGATAAAATAGAATACACTATAAAGTACGCTAGAGATATACATCAAAAAAGAGATAACGTTATATCAGATGAATGGGATTTAATATTTGTAATGTGGGAAGCTGAAAGATGTATACCAGATGGTGATAATGTGATCAGAGGATGTTACTCAGCTTTTTGGCTAGAAAATTCATATTTTAGTGAAGAAAAAATCTCTGAGTTTTTCAAGGCAAGTAGAGGTGGTGTTTTTGTTAATAACTATTTAAAGAATTCTATATGTAAATTTTTACCTCAGGATTATCCACAAACTATAATACACGATTCTGCTGATGAAGAAAAATTCTATCATATAGATAATGTAAAAGAAAATGAATTTACGGCAATCTTTGTAGGTAACACTAACAGAAAGGTAAAAAACTATGAGGATATAGTTGAAATTTGTAACAAGGCTGATATAAAATTAATAACCTGTACAAACGTTAATAACGACGATCTTGTTAATTATTATAATAAGGCTGATATATGTATAAACTTTAGTACATCAGAAGGTGGTCCACAAACTTTTTTAGAAGCAGGTCTTTGTGAGGTTCCAATGTTAATTAGAAATGATAATGAATTATCTAAGTTAATACCTTGTTTTACAGGTGAGAGTAAAGAAGACTTTATTAGAATAATTAATAATCTTAAAAATAATAGAACGGAATGTAAAGAAGTTGGTAAAAAAGCAAGAGAGGTTGTTTTAGAAAACTTTACTTACAAAAAAACCGCCAACAAATTTGCTAACTTCTTCTTAAATATTTTATCAAAAGAAAAGTCAAATTTATTTACAAATAGTTCTAAAGATTTATCAGAGTACTTAACAGTATTTATAATAAGATGTGGTCAAAATCCAAATTATGAAGATTGTTTAAAATCTTTATTAAACCAAACTGTGAAATTTAATTTAATCGAAATAAAAGACATAGCACCAATGTCTAAAGCATTTCAAAAAATGATAGATGATTGTAAAACAGATTACTACATACAAGTTGATGAAGATATGATTTTATATGAAGATACAATTGAAAAAATATATGACAGGTTAATAAAAACTGAAGAAAATATAAGTACAGTTACTCATATGTTAAATGATGTTCATTTAGATTTTGATATCTACGGTATAAAAGGCTACAAACACACCATCTTAAAAAAATACCCATACAATTTAGAAATAATATCTTGTGAAGTTGAACAAATGTCAAGGTTACAAAATGACGGATTTGAAACACTAATGTGCCCTGAGGTTGTTGGTCAACATAGCCCAAAATGGACAGAACAATTAATATATGAAAGATATTTTGATTTAATGGAAAAATGGAAAGTGTTCAAATATAATTGGTTAGATGAACTACCAGCTAAATTAATGGAAATATTTAAATCAGATCCAAGTGATATTAATCTATTTGCGCTCATGGGTGCTATGACTAGCATATCAAATGAATCACCTTTAAGAAATAGAGAAAAAAACTTTTTAATTAAAGATAATAATTTCGAAAGAATAGAAAATTTGGTTTCAAAAAAAGAATTCAAATTTATTACAAATAACAATAAACCAATCAGTCCTGAAATACTGAATAAAAATTATGTAAAAAAATGAAAACACTTTTTATAAACCCATCAAAGATAAAAAAATCAAATATTGATGGCGGTGGCCCATTCTATAATATAGATAATAAAAATTCTATTATAGAAACATGTACAGAAAATGGAGATTGGGATCTTAATGTGGTAGATTTTAGTGAACTAATGATATATAAAAGTTTATTTGATTTTCTAAAAAATGAAACTCCTTGGATAGAAACTGAATTATATAATAATTTATTAGAGAGTCTGAATAGTGGAAATCCAGTGTGGAATTGTGATTCAATTGAATTAATACTAAAAAGAGGAGAATACTTAAAAGATCTTTATAACTATATGAAGGAAACAGGTGAGATACCAAAAGGATATTACGAAGAAGACGATATTTGCGTATCAATTGATAGAGAAGGTGGTTTTTTATTTGCTAAAAACGGAACTCATAGATTATGTATATCAAAAATATTAAATTTTAAAACTATACCGGTTAAAGTATTTAGAGTACATGAAAATTGGTCTAAGTGTACACTCAACAGATGAATCACAAATGGAGTCAGCATTTTTAAATTTAACACCTGAAGAGTTTATAGATTTTGTCAAAATTGAGACAAATAAAAATGAAATTGAATATCTATACGAATTAAATGGAAGAAAAATATATAAAATATACTAAACACATGAAACTAATTGTACTAAGTGAAAGTGACAACTATAATGTCTCAGGTCTTATTAGATATTTAATAAAGATGTTTTATGATGAATCTGTAATAAAAATATTTGAAGAAAGAGGAATTGAAATAATAACATCAAAATATATTAAAGAAGTTTTAAATAAGACAGAAATTGAATTTTTAGAACAGATTGAAGATAAAAAAGACTTTATAATATTTGGAATACATCCAAATGGATGGTTACCCGCGATACAGTTTGGAAAAGATATTAAAAAAGTTATGTGGCAAGATGATCTTCATTATTTTGCTAACTTCATAAATAGAAACGAATTAAGTGTACAAAAATTTTCAGAAAAATATGATCCATTTTATATTAAAGATGTAGATTATGTTATAACACCATCCTCTATATACTTTAAGAATCTAGGAATAAATGATTATGATGAAAAAATAATAGATTTCTTTTATTTTTTAGACGAGAAAAAATACACTTTAATTGATTATGATTATCATAAAAGAACGAATGGGATTGTTTTATCAGGAGCAATATATCATGGATATGAATCAAGAATGGAGTTTGATAAATTAAGAAAAACTGATTTGTTTAAAGATTTAATATACAAAATAGAACATCCTGGGTATGAAAATAACGAACACATGACGGAGTTAAACTATTATAACGAAATATCTAAATATAAAGGTGCTTTTGTAGGTCATCATGCTTTTCCTATAGATTTTTTATTAGCAAAACATATTGAAGTGCTAATGTGTGGCTGTCTTGGATTTTTTGAACCAAATCCGCTACTAAAAGAACAATTAGGTTTAATAGAATATGTCCATTATATACCTTGTTTTGACGAAAATGGTCTTATAAAAGATGATTCGTTTTACAGAAAATGGATAGAAAGTGATGAAGGTTACATGATTGCCAAAAAAGGGAAAGAATATGTGAGAGATAAATTTGGCAAAGAGTATATTAAAAAACTAGCCGACTTTTTTACCAGTATATCTTAACTTAAAAAGTTGTTTGTAATAGCTTATATGGTGGTGGTATTATATCAACAACCTTTAAATAATTTCTAATATTTGTTAAATGTAAATGATATGTTTTTAATGTCTTTGAGGGGTTTATAACAAAGTATCCACTTTCATCAAGAAGATATGATATTTTATTATCACAACCAGATCTACCAAGAGTAAAATCAGCACCATCAATGTTAGGAATACCACCAAGAAAAATCCAGGTATCTTGAGAATCAGATCTATCAAAATGAACATAAGTGCTGTCTTCTTGTATATCCCAACGAGATAAAGCTAGACAAGTTTTACTATCTATATAATCATTTATTGTTTTTGATACTTCGCTATATAATGTTTCTTGTGGAATTATAATGTCCAAGTTTGATATGATATTTATGTTATTATCATCATTAAATAGATTTCTTATTATTGAAAAGTAATCATTATAGGTCGGTCTCACTTCAGTTAATATAGGAATAATTTTATTTTTATTATCTACTAAATTTGTATTTAATGAGTAATAATCATTTTCGTTTGAAATAACAACTATATTATGAATATAATCATTATTTAAATTTTTCACAAAGCAAGTTAATAGTTCTAAATTTCTATCTTCTACTTCATCTTTATAGTAGTTTAAAATTAAATTATTTTTACGGTTTGTTTTCATAACATTTTATATTACTTATATATAAAGTATCAATACTTATACACTAAACAAATAGATTCTATTTGATATAAATAAAAAATAATATTCTTTAATGAATTCAAATTATACATTTACATTTATCATAGCCTATAGACATAGTTTAGAAAGGTTACAAAATTTAAGAAGAGTACTTGACTGGATTAATGGCTTTGCTAGAGTCGAAGTAATTGTTGTAGAACAGGACACACACTCTAAAATATCTCATCTAGATCTCAAAGCAAAACATATCTTTACAAGATCAAATTTACCTTTTAATAAATCACTAGCATTTAATGTAGGTTTAAAACATTCAACATCAAACATAATTGTATTTGGTGATTCAGATTTAATAATGGAACCAAACTCTTTTATAAGAGGTTTAGAATCGATGAATGAATTTGAAATGTGTAATCCATATCATACAGTAATTGATTTAACACAACAGGAAAGTAATTTATCACTAGAACAACTTCTTCAAATTAACAGACCAGGTAGAGGTGAGACTGATATACAAAAAGTACCTTTATGTGGCGGTATTTGTATTTTTAGAAGAGACGCAATTCAAAGAATAGCTGGTTGGAATGAAGATTTTATAGGATGGGGTGGTGAAGATGACTTTCAATCAATAAAGGTTAAACAATTCTTAACTTGGACTGAGCTACAATCTAAATGTTTTCATTTATATCATGAAAGAGGAATGCCAGATATGAAGTGGTATCAAAGAAATTTAGATTTACTAACTAAAACCTCTCAAATGGATAAATCTCAGTTACAAAAGGTTATTCTTAACCAATTGCCAAAAATTGGAATGAAGAATAAATATGATAATTTCATCTAAAGATTTAGAGAAAATCTGTAACTATATAGAATCTACAAAGCCTTCTTTGCCACAAGGTGTAATGACTTTTATAGATTGGGATGAAGTACCCAGTGAAGAATATCAAAGAGAATTAAAAAGAAAGAATCGTGAACTTGCGATTGATGCTATTGTAGAAGGTAAAGTAGAAGAGTTCAAAAATAGAGAACCGTTTTCAAATCCATTAGATAACGAAAGTTATATGATGACTATAACTCCTAAACTTAACTCTATTAATGTTCAAGGTAAAACCTATTTAGACTTATTTGATATTTACAATGATGTTATGATGACATTAGAATCATTAACATCAAAGTCAATGAATATTCCTCAAAATTTGAATGTTTCTATTCAAAAAGATCCTAATCTAACAGATTATGAAAATGAGTCATCAACATCAAGAAAAGTTATAACAAGATTAATGATGACCAGTAATCTAATATCATCAACCGGAAGAACAGGACCAGCCAATACTATTATAGTTGGTTTAGATGCTTATAAATATCTTCTGATGTCTAATGGAATGATGATGTCTGATATAAAAGATGGTGTTGTGGATGGAAATATAAATGGTATGAATGTTATACCTTCTCCTTATATCAAATCAAATAAGATTATTATGATGAGAAATGCTCAGAAAACTGAGAATGGATTAAATGTAATTAACTGTCCAAATGACATGAGATATTTCTTAAAAGAAACTCCTAATTATTCTAAGATTATAAATTGGTTTGAAATTATTTAGAAGGAACTCTAACTTTATCATACTTTATAAGTAGTTTATAAAGTTTTTCATATTCATCATTAGGATTCTCAACAAGCTTTTCAAACCACTTATTATTATTGAAATATTCAACTAGCATACCAACTCTGAAATCTTCTTTTTTAGTTGGTCTCCAATATCTTTTAGATTCAACAAATGAGAATGATGTACCATTATGTAAATAAGACATATTATCAGAATCTGTATTATACATTACAATACCCATAGGTATCTCAGATCCATCTTTAAATATCTTTTTAGCATTAGTTTCTTCAGTGTATTTAATAATAGCACATTCTTCATGGAAATGATTTAAAAGAAAAAGAACATCTTTTCTTAAAGTATCATTATCTACTTTACCATAAGCCATTACAGAGTCTTCATATTGACCCTTGTAGTAACCTTTAATGGGTAATACTTGATATTCTTTGGCATATAAAATAGATATCATGTCATCTAAACGTGTAGATGATAGTAGAATAAATGAGGCATCCTTGTGTTCCAATCCTGTCATAAAGTATATATTAAAAATAATATACTTAATCTGTAACGGCGTAGATATTAAGTAAGTCTTTTTTAGATAATTTTTTTAATCTTGAAAAGTACTCAATGGCTTCTTCTAAAGATGATGCTACAAATTTGGCAAAAGATTCTTCAGAAATTTTAGATTTTAAATGATATTGTTTCATAAATTTATATATAAGTTTTTATTTCTTAAATAAGTCCGAATTCTTCATAAAGTTTGGTTTGAAAAATTGCCCAAACCGAATCTTTATAAGACTTTGGTATAATTATACTGTCGTGTACAGTAACTAAATTTATTTCTGGATAAAGTGTCATTATTTGTCTAATAATTTTATTAAAAATAAGATTACTCTCAGACTTTTGTAATTCATAAGCCAATACTTTATAATCTCCGTGTTCTTTTTTATACAATTTAATAAAATAATGTATAGTTGGGAAAAGACTACTAAATATCTTATCGGCTTTACTATTAACACCATTTCTACCAAATAGTACTTTATATGTTAATTCTTTAACCATACCTCTATCTTTTGTTTTAAGGTGATCCATTATATAGTTATAGTAAGTACCATTAATAGTAAGATTTTTGAATAGTTCAAATTCTTCTTGATTAACCCATTTAGTACCGGAATCTTGAATCAATTTAGTTAGGAAAAGAGGTTGTGAGTTTTTAATATCTATTTCATGAGTTTCTTCATCATTAATTAATAGACAATTCTTTCTAATAAAAGACTTTAATATAGTAAAGTTAGTATGCATGCGACCATAACTATCAAAATGATAAAATATGTGTTTATCATTAATACACTCAACTGAATATTTATTTCTATTATAAATATCAATATCATCACTTTTTAAGGAGTCTAAATAAAATATTGACCTATCAAATTCAATTTGAATCTTAAATAAATCATCGACTAACTTAATCTTTATATCATTATCAATGAGTGAGTTTTCTAATTTATCTTCTACTATCTGAGCTACCTTTGCTTTATACTTTTTAAGTAAAGTCCTATCACTATTATTAAATCTAATAATACTACCTCTAAGAATATATTCATTAATGGCATAAACTCTAGCACTTTTACCCTTTTGATGTTTTGCTAAAAGAATAATAATTTTATTCTCTGTAAGAAAATCCATATAGTAGTTATATAAATAACCATACTTCTCCTTTAAAATAGGAGACATTAAATGAAATTTATTTTCTTTTTTGAAATAATACTTTAGAATTAAATTATGAATAATATCAATCAAATAAGCTGACTTCAACTTTTGACCTTTATAAATAAAATTCTTTTGTTTTGAAATTGTTTCTAACGAAACCGGTAGAAACTGTAAGCTACATTTCTTACCCTCTAAATTCTTCTTAATTGAAGAATAGGACTCTATATCACTGAGCTTAATTACACTTGAAACTGTCATATAAATTATATGAAATTCCAAGTTTATGTTCTTAATTTTGGAAGATTTTATTGATTGATTTTTTTCTACTAGAAGCTCGTTGTTTACGAAGCTCTTCTTTCAAAAGATGAGAAAGTTCCTTTTCAATATCAATATTATGATATGAATCTAAATCAGTTGCCAATTCACGAGTCCAAGTAGATCTAAGCGCTCTTGTTTTAGTTTCAACTTGAACACTTCTCATATTAATATCAATTGAGTTCATTACTTAGTAGGAGTTTTAGACGGTCCTTCTTCTGGTACGGGTAAACCTTTACCACCTTTACCTTTTTTCTTCTTTTCTTCAGGTGTTCCTTTTTCAAACTCTGAATAAACATCAGGATAAACTTCACCTTCACCATCTTGGTCATATTGAATCTCAAAGAAGTCACCAAAATCAAGTAATCCAGCTCTTGTTAATTCAACCTCGTGTACTTTATTTAGATACTTTTCAATATAAACATTAATATCATTGACAAATGTGTTAAATAAGATAACTGTATTATCGGTAAATACACCAATTGCTTTCTTTCTTTTCTTGTTAAATGAACCAAGAATAACCTTAAAGATATATTCTAACTTGTCAGACTCTTTAATATAGTCTTTAGTTAATTTATTAGGAATTAATTCTGTATTAATTTTGAACTTTTCTTTATCAAAGAATTCAGGAACAACAAAGTCAAAGTCTAATAAATCTTGTTTAACTTCAGAAACATAAACATTGAATAGTTTAGACATTAGATAAATATAAACTTCATCTCTTCTTTCACCTTTTAATTTAATTTCATCTAAGTTAAATGATTGACAGAAGTTTAAGAAGTTAACTAATATAAGTGTATAAATTTCAACAAATTCTGTTGAGTTACTATCACTTATTCTTCTGTATAAAGGATTTAATATTTCAAATGAAATATCACCACTTTTAGTTCTTACAATAAGTTTCTCAAGATTTGATTGATAATCTTCATCTTTCATTAAGAACGAGTTAGTAGAACTTGGATTTAATATTCTGTAGAAGAAAAAAGAAAACGACTTTTCACCAAATACATATTCTAAGTCATCTTCACTTGTGTTAATAAAGTATTTAATAGCCTCAATCATTCTTTCAGTTAATTTACCTTGAAAAACAATTGGTAACATATCAACATCAAATAATCTAGCATACTCATCTAACTCTTCAATACTAAAGTCATACTTACCACCTTTATTAATAGCAGTCAAAACTAAATGATTCTTAGGAACTCTATCATATCCAATATTAGCGGGCTGTTCATCTGGGAAATATTCAAAACAAAACCACCATTTTTTATTTAACAACGATTTAACTCTAACATCTAATGATTCTAAATATTTAATACCTGGATTATAATAGTTTTGAATAGCCAAATCAACGAGATTAAGTTTCTCACTACTCATTGACTTTGGTTTAATAGTAAATTCTTTACCATCCCAATTAACCCATATTTTTGATCCTTGAATATCTTCAAATACAACAATTTCATTGTCAAAGATAGAACTTAGAAGTTCTTGATCATTATTTCCGTTTAACGTTACTAATTTACTCATATCTTTATTATACACTCTTTTTGATTTTTGTTTTTTATCATAAGTATATATAAAAAACCGGCTCTCTAAAATGAAAGAAATGAGATTTGACAATTAATATATACAAAAAAGTAATTCTATAAAATGACTTATAAAGATAACACACCTACATTCAATGTAAATAGAAAAGTAGTTAACTTCAAAGACTTCTCAGCTAATCCTAATGCTGAAAAAGAAGAGTTGGAGAAAATGGATAGACAAAACAAGCCTAACACTGATGATCAACAAAAGAATATGGCTAACTCAAGATATAAATTCAACCACACAACTCGTAAGATGGATGATTTAAGTCCAGCTGAAATAGAAGATAAGATTGATGCTATTGAAGAGTTTGAAGAATCAAATGAGCGAATTAAAACATTTGAAAATTTTAGTAAATAATTAAAAAAACCTCAGATTTCTCTGAGATTTTTTCTTTTTAAAAGTTCTTAGTAACATCAAATGACTTACCGTTAGTACTACCACCGTAGTTATCTACTTCCTCATCATCATAGTAAACACCGGCTACAATATCTCCAAAGTAATATTCTTCAATACCAACTTCACCCTCAATCTTGATTTTAAGTTTAGTAATATCAAACTCTTCAGTTTCAATATCACCTTCAAAGAAACTACCTTTTTCAAATGAAGCACACATCAACAAATCTTTAGATTCATCAACTTCAATACACTCATAATCAACTAATTCAAATTCTTCAGTGTCAAATTGATGAATATCATCAGAGCTAATCTCATATAATGTATCACCATTCTCATCTTGAATATGAACTGTAAATGTTTCAGAGGCACCCCATCTGTGATATTGATCATCTACTTCATACCAACCACCGGTTTCTTCTAAATCATTAGCCGCAATTTCCCATAACTCTTTATCAGGGTTATTAAGAATTTCTTTTTGTTCTTCATCAACAGAACCAATTGTTACTTCTGCTCCATATCCATAGATGGAAACTTTGTACTTTTTCATTTTAGTATTTTATTTAGTTTATATTCTCTTTTATCTTCTAATTCAAGTGGCTCAGCTATCAGCTCACCATCTGATATTTTAATTTGCCATTTATTACCAGTCTTCTCATCTAATAGAACCAACTTACTAATAACTGTACAACCATCTGAATCAACATTAATTGCTGTTGAATTTGAAGCGTTATTTATATTAAATACACTAGGATTACAAGCTATTGCCATTATATTAATTCAAATCTTTTTTGACCATGTTCAGAAGTTGAGTTCCAAATATCTAATGGTCTAACATAAATAGAACCAAAGTTGATAGACTTGTAAACTACTAACTTTTCTCCTGTTTCCGTATGAGTGGCTAAAGTAATTACTTCATAAGTACCACCTTTATAATGCTTATATCTCTGTCTCGGTAGCGGATAGTTCATCTTGAATGTTTAATTTTTTACCAGTAACTGGATCGTAATTTAAAATTAATAACTCTACACCTTTAGCTTGTTCACCTTTACCCTCAGAGTTATTACCACCTTGAGCTGAACTTCTAAATACTTCTTTCTCAGTCCAGATATATTGGTCTCTTGGTAACAATTCTTCTAATAAAGGAAAATAGTAATAAGATAATGACCAACGAGATTTTGATTTCTTAATTAAATCTAACAATCTTCTATGTGAAGCCGGACCAAACATACCTTCTTTGTCAGCACCATACCAAGATAATCTCTTAGCATCATCATCGCCATTCTCATCAGGTCTGTGATAAGGAGGATCCAAATACAAATAAGTATCTTCAGCATCATATTGATTGATTAACTCTTCAAAATCAATGTTATAGAAGTCTGTAATAGTAGCCAATTTAGATGTGTACTTGTTCTTTTTCAATTTATCAATAAGAACTTCTAACTTCAAACGGTCTTTATCTTTCTTATAACCATTGAAACCAGCACCACGAGGATAAACCGAGTTATGAGCTGATGTAATTAAGAAAGCATAGATAGACGCTTTTTTGAAATCACCAATCTCAAAATTCATATTATCTAAGAAATCGTTCTTAATATATCTTTTGTAAATCTCTTTATAGAAATCCCACTTCTTCAATGGATCAGTTTCATCGGTATGAAGTAAAGTTCTTTTCAAAGCTTCTAAATACTTAACGAATTCTTCTGGTTGAGCACAACACTTGTATAGATTCGTCTGGTGACGATTTTTATCATTATAAACAACTACATCAAACTTTAGGTTTGGGTCGTCCATATACGTTCCCATAGAGCCAGAGAATGGTTCTATGTAGGTTTTTATGCTACCATCTTTAGGAATTTTTGAGTTAATAAACTCAATGAAAACATTTGAGGACTTACCTCCGAAATATGAAATTACACTCATTATTAATTTAATTTATTTTTGTCTTTTATTATATCTTCGATTGAAGGTTTTTGATTTTGTAAAGAAATTTCTTCACGAACAGTCATTAAAATTTTACCAAGATTATTATCACCTTTACCATTACAAACTCCCCAGAAATAATCTTTCCACCAGTTACCTTCAATTAACTCTTGGTCACCAGTAGATAATAACATTTCAGATAAAGTTTCATCTTTGAACTTTTGGCGAACAGCCCAGTTCATTACTTCTAATTTCTTTTCATCCCAACCAGTTCTTAATTTTATTTTAGAACCAATCTTCTTAACTTCAGCAGGATTAGAAATTCTAGCAATCATTTCACGAAAGTCACCTGGTGTGTAATATTTACCATTAATTAATTGTTGGTCATTAACTTTCATAGCAACATAAAAGTTCTCAACAGATGGGTAAGTAATACCCTGATGTTCTATTGTACAAGGGTAGAAGTTGGATAAGAATCTATAACGACCTTCAAATTTATCAATCATACTTATTATATTAACGAAAGGAATAAAGTTTACCTATTTAAAATAACAAAAGACCATTACTGGTCTTTGTTCTTGTGGAGATGACGTTGTACTGCCCAACGTGTCTTTTTCAGTTGTTAATAATTATTCATTCACAGGCTTAGTAAATTTTTCTAAACTTACAAACTATTTACTTTTTTTGAGAAACTCTAACAAGTAACAAAAAACCGTTTCACCATTTTATTCTTGTGTGATACAAGTTGGAGAATTTTTTGATAGTAACTGTTGTTAGACAGTTGCTAGATCTTCTACCAAGATCATGTTGTTTTGTAGCGCAAATACTAAATCTTCATTGCTTGCTACTTCATTAACGTTGCCGTTTACAAATTTGTTACTTAATTTATTAATCGGATACTTAACCAACCGATACCTGACATAATCACCACCATTCCGCAAATCAATTCTAAAACATCCCCAAGTGTGTGTGTGTTATATTCTACAAATATATATATAATATTCTAAAATAGCAAAAAGTTTAGAAATTTTAAAAATTACCAAGGATAATCATCGTTCTTATCATCAGCAACTACACCATCTTTATCATCATCGTCTTCTAACATAAATTCAAATGTAATCATAGGCGTACCTGTTTTAGTTTCCCATATTTCATAAGAAGAAGAATATTGAGCTAAAACGTCTTTTTTAATTTTTCTAACAATTTCAAATACTTTAACAATATCACTAAGTGATTCTCTTCTAGCAAATTGAGCTGTAATAGATAAATCCAATCCACTATTTTCAACATTAACATCTACATTACTATTATTAAACATGGATCTTAAAAGATAACAAAGATGTGACATATCATCATCTGAATCATCATCATCATCACCTTTATATTCATCTTCTCTTGAATAATCGTAATCATCTTCATAATCATATCCATCGATATCATCAAAACCCTCACGTTCAAATAATTGATTAAATTTTTTAAGTTTCATTATAGTAAATCTATTTTTATGTATTCTGCGTCAAAATAAACCTTTTGACTTACTTTGTGTTTGTTTAATAAGAATTGTAATGTTGTTAAAGCCTCATATGTTTCATCAATATAACCTTCTTCTAAATCACATTGAATAAATGTAGTAGCTCTATCAGATGCTATTTTAACATCAATACCAAATGGTGTTGCTTTTATATCACTAATTAACTTACCATATTTTCTAATAGTTTCTTCATCAATTCCTATCTTTCTAGTAGTTGGTAATGAATCCCAATTTACTTTTACACTAGCTTTAGCAAGTCTTTCTAAATAGTTGATATTTTGTCTTTCTTTACCAGTATGTTCACTATAATAACCAACTGAAATGTTAGTACATTCAGGAATTTGGTCAATAAATGAAGCAGAATCTGTGTATATACCACCTGGATCTAATGATAAATTAAGACCGTGTGAATTATATTGTTTAGCCAAAGCAGTTCCAAATTGATCAGAACAACAAGTTCTGCCTAATTGAGAAGTGATAACTGAACAAACATCTCTTCTATCAAAAGAAACACATCTCTTAATATTTTTAAGATATTCAACTTGTTCATACACTGAAGATAATAAACCTGAACCAATACCACCTCTTTCTTCACCCATAAAGAAGTAATAAAGACCTGGTACATTATGAGCCATCATATAAAGCATAACAGCAACACCTGATTTATCATCAGCACCTAATATAGTAGAACCATCTGTATAGATAATTTCATCACCTTTATCATCTTTCTTAGAAAGAAGTTTAGTAATGCCTTGTTTTCTATCAGCAGTATCTAAGTGAGACGTAAACATTGTTGTTGAATTCTCGCCAATAATCTTATAATAGTTACCTACAATATCTTTATCCAATTTAGGCATAAAAGCCATTACTTCTTCTTCGTGTCCGTGAGGATATGTCTTAGTAACTAATGAAATAAATGTACTTCTAACGTCTTTAGGGTTATAACTAAAAGGCTCTGGTGTAATTCTATTAACAGCAATACTTTCAACAGATCCACCACCTGCTAATATATCATATTGTTCAATAAAATCTTGAATATCAGCAGTTTGAAAATAATTTTTAAAGTAAAATTTAATAAAATTTTCTATTTTCATAGGGTGTACTTTACCTCTAGATGTAACATCTAAACAAGATTTTGTCTTAGATATATTAACATCAGTAATTCCTAAACCATTATGATATTTAGAATTAGGTTCATTTAGCCAAAGCATTTCAAATGCGATATAACTATTCTCATCTTCTAAAACTTTTAATAAATCATGAAGTTCTTCGGAAAATTTAACTCTTACAGGTTCATTAGTATCTGCCATTTTTTAATTTATTTTATTATGTTATATATATTAAATATTAAACTACAATTTGATATGAATTTGTATAATCCACTTTAACTTGACCATCATTCATACCAGACTCTTTCTTTACAAATCTTCTTTGACAATAAACAACAGTTACACTAGATTCTTTAGATCCTTTACTATTCTTTTTAGCTAATTGAGCAGCAGATTTAATAACAGTTTCTGTAGGTAAATTTTCTCTTACACGAATAACAACGTGACTACCAGGAACACCTTTAACATGGAACCAAATATCTTCTTTATCAGCAACATTAAATGTCAAATGGTCATTAGATTTAGCATCTTTACCAACATAAACAACAAATCCTTCTATTTCTAATTTTTGAATATTAGGGAATTTATCTTTTTTAGACTCATTAAATGATTTATAATTCATTATTCTACTTTCTTTTATACCACCTAAACAAAAATTAGTGAATTTATTCCAATCACCATCCTTTATACTACCTATTTTTAATGACATTATCTCGTTTTCACCTTCAAAAATATAATAACTAGAACCATGTTCTTCAATTCTTTCTTCTACCCCACTATAAGGATCATTGTTAAAATCTTCTATATCTAAATCCTCATATATTAATTCATGACAGATATATGAATAAACATCATTTAAGTCATCAAAATACTTAATAATGATATCTTTATCTTCACGATCTTCAGAATCATCACCTCTATTTTCAATTAGTAAATATTTCATACTGTATATATTAATTAGAAATTGTTTAAAAAGAAAAAAGACCCATAAAGGGTCTTTTTTCAATATTTCCAATATTACTATTAGTTTAATAACTGAGCAGCGTCAGTAACTGTAATAGTCATGTATTGTTTTTGTGGGAACCAACCAACTTCAGTTACAGCATATCTTGAACGTAACAACATTCTTGGAGCGAATGTAGCTTCAGAGATAACTGAGATAGACTGAGCCATTAAGTAAGGTACGAAAATGATACCTGGTTGGTCAGGGTTGTTCTTACGACCTAATACGATTCTGTTATCGTTATATCTCATATATGGATCTACATAGATAGAGATGTCTCCGATTGAACCTACAGGGTATAATTGACCTTGTCCGTTTAATTTAGATTTAACTGGGTTAATTGTGTAACCAGCGATATCTTGTAAAGCAGCAGCAAGACCTCCGTTTGTGATAAGGTATTGAGCAGGACCTACACGACCTTCAGTAGCAATGTAGTTAGAAGCGTGAGCAATCTTAGTGATTAACTTACGTTGAACAGCGTGAGTAGTTTCACCACCAACATAAGTAGTAGCAGCATAAGCAGTGTTCAAATCGAAGATAGTACCTCCACTGTTAGCAGAACCAGCTGGAGCAGCAGGAGCATTAACAGCATTAAGAGCACCCATTTCGAAGATTTTAGCAACGATTTGTTTAGAAATTGTTTGAGACAATTCGTTAACAAGGATAGACTCCATTTTTTGAACGATATCCATACCTGTGTTAGCTTTGATATCTTCGATTTCAGTTCTTCTAAGAGCTGAAGATACTTCAATAGTACCAACTGCTACAGTTTTAGAAGAGATTTTTGGTCCGATAACACCAGCATAACTGTTATCATCAGAAGCACGATCCATTGGATAGTTACCTAAAGCACCACCTGAAGCAGCAGTCCAGTTAGATGTGAATCCTGGGATATGATCTTCTAAAGCAGAGATCAATTGAACTTCTTTTGTTCCTGCGTTAGGAACTAAACCAGCTAAACCTAAAATTTGAGAAAGCATACTACCTGTAGCAGCAAATGTGTTGTCAGCAGCAACAAATGTATGAGGAACAGAAATGTTACCTGATGTATTTGCTTGTCTGAATACTCTGAACATTGGGTAACCATCGATACGAGAGAAACCTAAGAATTCAACTACATTTGTTTTAGATGCTGGTAAAGTGTTACTTACAAATGCTGATGAAGCAGTGATACCGTAGAATAATCTACCACCTTGTAATCCACCAGTTGTTTGTTGTAACGGAGCTAAAGTATAACCATTTCTATCTGTACCAGCAACGTCAGCAGCAATAACAGCATTGATGTCAGTAATGTTACTAGCATATAATTTGAAAACTTGTGGCTTTTCATAACCATCTGTTAAGTTATTAACATCATCGTATTGGAAATCGATGTATAATAAATCGATTTTTGGACCTGGAGTTGGTTTAACAGCTACTAAGTCTAAACCGATTGTTTGAGCAGCAATTTTCATAGCTACTGGAAGTAAGTTTTGACCTACGTCTCCAGAACCTGCTACGTTACCGTAAGCATTTGAGTAGTTACCAGGATTACCAGCTAATGAACCAACAACTGGATTCAATACAGCTCCCATACCTGCTACGTTTGATGCGTTTACATACGCATTCTCATTGATTGAGTGATACTCAGCCATTTCTGACATCCATTCTACTCTATCTTCAGTTACACCCATGTTTTCCAAAACTGGAGCCCATTTCTTAACTGCTTTTGATTTGTCTATTCTAATGTGTGACATAATTTTTTTAATTTTTTTTTGTGTTTATCTATATATTATCCTTCAAAATTTCAATAATTTCAAGTGTGGATTTTTTATAGATTAAATGTTTTTGAATCTTTCCATAATCGCAGTAACGTCATTATCAGAAAGTTTATCTTCTTGTATTAAACTTTCATGAGCTACTAACTTTTTAGTTACAGACTCGTTTGTTTTAAGCTTTCTAGTTAACCAGAAATGCTCAACTTGTGATTCAGTCATTAAAACTTCAGCTGGGTAAAGTCTAGCTTGTGATAAGATAGATTTTTTAGCAGATTCATTCATTTGACTCCAGATAGCCTTAGTGTTTTCAGGCATTAATCTGATTACTCTTTCTTCAAGAGATTCATTCTTTGATGATAGCGCTTCTGCGATTAGGCTTAACACATCTTTAGATGTGAAGTAATTTCTTTCGTTTATGTGAAATTTAACAGCCTCTTGGTCTTCATCAGACAAAGCGTAGTAACTATCTACTTGTGACTTGTTTAAGAATTTTAAGAAATTCAAGTCAGTTGATTCAGAAACTTTACGTTTTTTAGCTTCTTCTATTAATTTGTTGATTGACTCAGATAATTCAGAATCACTGTTACCAGTTACTTTGTAATCATGAGCTTCTTCATCATTATTTTCTTCTTCAGTAGCAGATGGACCACAGTCTTCATCTTCTTCTTCTTTATTATATGCTTCTTCTTCATGAGCTGAAGCAATACCATTGTATGCTTCTTCTTCATTTTCTTCTTCTTCATTCTCATCTTCTTGAGTATTTTCAAAACCTGCCGCTTGTAATGATGGGAAAGCTTCTTCTTCTTCACTCATTGATTCATTTAATTTTCTTGAATTTAATTTTTCAACGATTAAACCTTGGTAGTTAATTGATTTATCAAGATTTTCAGCAATGTATTCAGAGTAAGCAATATTATCATCTAAATGTTCAGCAATGTATTCAGAGTAAGCGATGTTACCTTCAACGTGTTCAGCTAAGTATTCAGAATAAGCAATTGAATTATCAACGTGCTCAGCAATATATTCTGCGTAAGAAATATTTTTGTCTAAGTTTTCAGCGATATATTCTGAATAAGCAATATTCTTATCAAGATTTTCAGCTAAGTACTCAGAGTACTCAATATTTTTGTCTAAGTTTTCAGCTAAGTATTCAGAATAAGAAATGTTCTTATCAAGATTTTCAGCGATATATTCTGAATAAGAAATGTTCTTATCAAGATTTTCAGCTAAGTATTCAGAATACTCAATATTTTTGTCTAAGTTTTCAGCTAAGTATTCAGAGTAGTTAACAGCTTTTTCTAAATTTTCAGCTAAATAGTCATTATGTTTAATAAGTTTGTCAGTAGTTTCCTTTAACGACTTGTTTTCATTAACCATAATTTGAACTTTTTCAGCCAAATAATCTAAATATTTAACAACTTGAGAATTAGTAGAATTTAACTCTTCATAGTACTCTAAAAGTTGCTCCATTTTCTTTGGAGATAAATTACCTTTAGTAAGAGCACCTTTAACTTCTTTCTTTGTAGAAGCTAGTTCTTTAACTAAATACTGAGAATATTCAGTTAATTGTTGCTTTGTAACAAATTCATTTTTGTTCATATCAAATAGTTGATTTATTTTGGACTCATCGGACATTTCATATATCCTAAAGTTAGAGTTTTCATTATATCCTAATGATTCGTTGATATTCTTAACCGACATTTTAGCAGAAGCAAAACCTGGATCAGCAACGATATCATATGTAAATAATTTTTTCAATGAAACAGTACCATCTGATTCAGTGATACCAGCGGCTCTTGAAGAAACGAAAACAGGACATCCGTCATCAACTAATGCCTTTGCTTCTTTACCCCAATAAGTGTTTAGTAATCTAATTTCACCATTAACTAAATTTGATTCTTTTACATAATTAGCTTTTGTGATAATGTGTGATGCTCTTGAAAGAGATGTGTCAAAAACATCTGGGTGATCAAACTCACCGTAAACAACGCCTAAACTGCTCATTCTTTCATTTAATTCATTTAAAGCTGGAAGAAATTTATCAGCAGTATAAATTCTTTCATTACGGTTTTTAACACCGAACTCTGTGAACGTACCACCTAGAATGTAATCCTTCTTAGTTGAACCATTGTTCTCTCTAATAAGAGAGTTTTGTGAATTTTCTATAATTAATACTGGTTTCATTTAAGTTTATTATTTTTTAAAATATAGAGTATATATAATCAGTAAGAAACCGTCTTTTTTTCAACGTGGATTTTTTATAGTAGTGATAGGTTTCAGGCTGGGTTTAACATGTATAAAACCATGGAGGAGAGAAGTGATTTTTAATAAATAAAAGAAATTGAGCGGTTTTTTATGATCCTTACAAGAGAGATAGAGATAAAAATTAATGAGTCGAATTATCAGTACTATGATGATTTAGGATATGATGTAGCAATTGGAGAGATTATTAAAATACCAATTGAATTAATGTCAAAAGGATCACATTATAAAATAAAATGTAAGTGTGACGGTTGTGGAATCGAAAAAGAAGTAATATTCAAAAACTATGTTAAATATGATAACAACTTTGGAGAATATTATTGTAGAAAATGTTCTGAATCAAAAAGAAAAGAAACATTAAGAAAAAACTTTGGAGTTGACTATCCAATACAGAATAAAAAAGTTCTTAGTAAAATGAAAAATACGCTTATAGAGAAGTATGGTGTAGATAATATATCAAAAAGAGATAAACAAAATGAGGTTTCTTAAATAGAATACCTATATGATAGAATTAAAAGAAGGGGATGTTTACGAAGGACAGATTGAATTCTCAACAAGTGGTAACGCGTCCTTATTAGTAGAAGATAAAGAAATCTTCATTTACAAGAAAAACACGACTAACTCATTACATTTAGATAAAGTAAAAGTTCAGATATTCAAAGCTGAAAAAAAGTTAGAAGGAAAAGTTATTGAAGTTATTTCAAGATTTAAAACAGAGTTTGTTGGAAAAGTACAAATTGGGAAGAAAACTATATTCGTAGTTCCTGATAGTAATAAAATTCCAGTAGACTTTTATATTAAAGGTGGATTAAAAGCCGAACACGACCAAAAAGTTGTAATCGAGTTAATAAAGTGGGAAGATACAAAATCACCACAAGGAAAAATAATTAAAGTTTTAGGAGATTCCGGTGATAACAATGCTGAGATGAATTCAATTATGTTCGAATATGGACTACCTGTTGAATTTCCTCAAGAAGTTATTAACGAATCAATGTTAGTACCTGAAGTTATTACTGAAAAGGAAATTTCTTCTCGTAAAGATATGAGAGGTGTTACTACTTTAACTATTGACCCAGTTGATGCTAAAGATTTTGATGATGCTTTATCAGTTAATATAATTAATGATAATAAAATTGAAATAGGAGTTCACATTGCTGACGTAGGTCACTATGTTAAACCAGGAACTAAATTAGACGATGAGGCTTTCAAAAGAGCCACATCAGTATATTTAGTTGATAGATGTGTTCCAATGCTACCAGAACGTTTAAGTAATGGTATATGTTCACTTAAACCACATGAAGATAGATTAGCTTTTTCTGTTATCTTTACTTTAGATGGTGATGGTAACATCTTAAATACTTGGCAAGGTAAAACCGTTATTCACTCTGATAGAAGATTTGCTTATGAAGATGCCCAAGAAATAATTGAAGGTAGTGAAGGTGATTATTCAACCGAAATTAGATTACTTGATACTTTAGCTAGAAAGATTAGAAAGAAAAGAATCAAAGAAGGTTCTATTGAAATGGGAGGCATTGAAGTTAAATTCAAATTAGCCGAAGATAATAAGAAACCAATTGGTGTTTATTTCAAAGAACAAAAAGAATCTAACAAGTTAATTGAAGAATTTATGTTATTGGCTAACAAGTCAGTTGCTAAAACTTTATCAGAAGCTAGTTGGGCAAACGTTTATAGAGTTCACGATACTCCAAATATGGAGAAGTTGAATGCTTTAGTTGGTGTTTGTAAAACTTTTGGATATGATATAGAGATATATGATGATTCAACTGAAATTAAAAAATCACTTAATTCTTTATTAAAAGAAATTAAAGATACTCCTGAAGAAAATATGATTGAAACTTTAGTAACTAGATGTATGTCTAAAGCAACTTACACAATTAAGAACATTGGTCACTATGGTTTAGGATTTACTCACTACTCTCACTTTACTTCACCGATTCGTAGATATCCAGATTTAATCACACACAGAATATTACTTGATTTCTTAGATAAGAAAACTCAAGGTAATCCTGGTAAGATTGAAGAACAAGCTAAATGGTGTTCTGCTAGAGAATTAGTAGCTGCTAAAGCTCAAAGAGATTCAATTAAATACAAACAAGCTGAATATCTCTTAGATAAGATTGGTAAAGTATTTGATGGTATCGTTTCAGGTGTAACTGATTGGGGCATGTATGTTGAATTGATTGAAAGTAAATGTGAAGGAATGGTTAGATACCAATCACTTGAAGGAAAATGGTCAGCTGATACAGCTAACTATACAATAACAAGCGAAAATGGTGAAAAAATCAGATTAGGAGATTCTCTTAAAGTTGTAGTTAAATCAGTAGACTTAGAAAGAAAACAGATAGATTTTACAATATTGTAAATGGAAGGGTGGAGTGTAACAAAGTCTTTTAATATTGAATTAGATAATAATACCTTGGAACAATACGAGAAATTATTATCTAATTTTAATAATTGGTCTGAATATAAAAGAGAGATTAAATTAAACTCTGTTTTAGAAGATAAAAAAATTGAGTTTACTTTAGATATATCTGGTCACGCTCACGGTGTTATGTATGTAAATGTTATAGTTGATGATGCTTATGACTACGATGTTCTTAAAAAAGCATCATCAGCAATAAAGTTTATGAAATTCATACTTAAAGGTAACAATGTTTTAGAATTAGAAGTAACAATTAAAACAATGACCACTGAATGGGGAAAAATTATTAGAGACTTAATTGAATCAGAAGTTGAACTAGAACTCAAACAAAACATAGTAGATAATCAAGTTAAATCCTTCTACTTTATTTATCCGAAAATGACAGCATAAAAAAACCTCTCAAATTTGAGAGGTTTTCTTTTTTTATATAAGTTTTAGAATTCAAATTCACCACCACCTTCAGCAGGAGGAGTTTCAGGAGCGGCTTGTGCCTCAGGAGCGGCTTGTGCCTCAGGAGCGGCTTCACCACCCTCAGCTGGAGCCTCACCACCTTCAGCAGGAGCACCTTCAGCAGGAGCACCACCTTCAGCACCAGCGGCCGCACCACCACCAGCAACACCGAGAGCATCTTTAGCCCAGTATTTTTGATTTTCAGCTTTTTCTTCTGGTGTCAATTTAAATACATTATCAATTAAATACTCAACGTGGAAGTAAGGTTTTTCACCATTCATAATTCCAACTAAAGTACCAAATATTTCTGCTTTCTTAGCCAAGTTATTTAATTTCTTCCATTCTTCAAATACTTGATTTGAGTTAAAGTTAATATCAATTTGATTCATAAGAATCTCATCTTCTTTCAACTCAGGAAACTCAATTAACATTTGTAGTTTCAAAGGCTTAACAATAAGTTCTTTGAAGTTAGCTCTTAATCTATTAATAAAGTTGTAAAATTTAATCTCATCTCTCGTCATATCAGCCGAGTCATTGATTAAGTTACCACCACCATTTTCTTTATCAAAACGTTGGAAAGGAATCTTAGAAGCTCTTTTTAGGGCATTGTAGAACCAAGTCAACATATCCGACTCATTTAAGTTATGTCCTTCAGGTGAAACTAATTCCATAGCTGGTGTACCAGCATCTCCTTCAGGGAACCAAATTTGTTTATTATAAGGTAAGTGTTTAGCCCCATTGATAGTTAATGTACCTAATGAATCATCCCATTCAACTTCTTCTGAATAATCATTGATTAATTGACCAATTTGTTCTTCAGCTCTTTGTCTTGATAAACCTTTAATAGGAATAGTAAACTTTTGATAAACTGTAGCATTAATAATGTTAAACATTACTCTTGTTTGCTCAAGAATCTTTAATTGGTTATATGGTTTAATTAAACCTTCTACATAAGATGTTTCTGAATAATCATTTTGAGATGAATAAGAAATATAAACTAACTGAGAATCTAAGAAGATTCTTCTCAATTGAGGATCTTCAGGAAACTGAATCCATAAGTGACCAATAGATGGCTCAAATGCTGGAACTAAAGTATCTGGTCTTAATCTGTTAAAACCAATAATATTCTTTTTCTTATCATCATAGATAATTTCTAATGCTAAATAACCATCAATTAAAAAGTCTTTCATCATATTCCAGGCAGTAATACTATCAGAGAATCCAAACTTATTATAAATCTTTTCAAAATATTCTTGATACTTATCTTTAATCTCTTGTGAATAATCATTTGATAAAGGCTTAGGAGAACAGAAATCTCTTTCATCATTATAAACAATACTTTCATCAGCTAATGAACTAATAAAGTCTCTAATTTCATCTTTAATTGAATATTCTCTTAAAATTCTTCTTTTATCACCATAAGCTTTATCTAAGTAAGGAATTGATTTTCTATTTAAGACAGAAGCTACGGCTCTTTGAGAGAAGAAGTCATACATTGAGTTACCTCTAGCCGCATATGGATCTTCGTTAATACCAATACCAACTTGGTTTCTAACAATCATATCATCATAGTTCATACCATAAGATGATAAACCTCTTAAAATTCTATTAAAAAGTCCTTTATTCTCAACAGCACTGTTGGTGTAGGCGAAATTTGTTTGACCTGAACCTGCGTTAAATTGATTATATGATGCCATTTATTAATAAGTATTTCGTTTATATATTAAAAATCCAAAGTCCCTCCAAAAAGAGTAAAACCCACTGGTGTCAGTAGGTTTTTTATAGATTATAAATAATAAGTTCTTTGTATTAATTTAAGATCACCAGAATTTAAGCTATACTCTTTTAAGTATCCAACAAAATCTGGTTGAAAAAGACAAAGTTGTTCAATAAGTTGATTAAACTTAATTGTAGATTTTCTATTCATAAATTTATTACCTTCTTGCCAACTAATTTCACCTTCAGGTGTAGCCTTGGACATCACACTATGTGTATAACCACCATTAGATTCGAACATAACTTGAAGAGTCCAAGCTGTTCCTGATTTAAATATTCTAGCACTATGAAATTTTGCCATTGGAAATTCTTTAACATTACCAACTAAAATATCAAACTCCATATTTTTGATAAGCATCATAGCCATGCTTTTAGCATGTGATTTAACTTCTTCTGCTTTCTTAACTTGACCATATCCAGCCATTTTATCAGCAGCACTCATATATGTAGAATAATCAAGTTCTTCAAATTTTCTTAAATGTCTCATTTAAAATTGTAATTTTTATAGAGTATATATTATTATCTATTACCATATTTTCGCAAATTGGTCTGAATTCTTTTAATATGGTCTTTTAACAAAACATACTTTTCATTAATCTCACCTCTAGTGTCATAGAAGTCATCTATTGTTGAATTCATAATCTCTTGATTTCTTTTATCTTTATCCTTTAACTTAGCTTGCCATATACTAAATAATTTACCTGGATCGTATTTATTTTTAGGATGACCAGCAATTAAAAATCTTGGAACAGAATTCATTTCTATTCTATGTACCATTTTAATTTGTAAAGCATTATATTCGACTAAAGCATATTCAAATCCATATTTAATTAACTCAGCATACATACCCTCATAACTAACCGCTAATGGCTGATCTTTTTCAAAATCTTCTTCCTTCATAAAATTATCAAATAAAAAAGCTCTGACTTCTAATGGTATAAAGTTAAAATTCACACCAAATATAATTATTTGATTGCTTATCTTTTTATAGTTAGTAACAAAAATCGGAGACCACTTCATCCAATTGGAATCATCTAAATAATGAAAATGATAAAAATTACCAGGTAATATATCACTAACACTAATAGACTTTACACTTTTATCAGATTTTTGATATTTTTCATAAAAATAAAGTGAATTGTTTTTGAAGTTATCAGCCAATCCATCACCATCAACTAACATTCTTAATCCTATTCTATCTACTAATTCTCCCATGGAAATCTGTTTTCTTTTATATATAAAATAAACTAATCCAAGGTATGTTAAATTCAAAACCAAATAATGCTAACTACAATCAAGGCAACTATATACCAAAGTATAAAGACAAAGTAATTAAATTGAATACACAAGGTGGTGTATATTATAGAAGTTCTTGGGAAAAGAAGATAATGACTTGGTTAGATAATAATAAAACTATTACTAAATGGGGTGCTGAGTGTATGAGAGTACCATACCAAATGACACACTTTGATAATGGTGACACTAAAGTAAAAGAACATTGTTATTATCCAGACTTCTATTATGAGATGAGAAACTCTGAAGGAGTACTTAAACAAGTCGTTGTAGAGGTTAAACCATTCAAAGAGTATAAGATGGTTCAAGACTTAAATGAAGGCAACCTGGTCGTTCCTGAGAATGGAATGAAGAAGTTAAAAAACTTCGAGTATGACCTTAAAATGGCTTACAAGAATAAGAACAAATGGGAAACTATGATTAATTGGTGTAATATGAAAGGTTATGAATTTATTATCATAACAGAACAACATCTAAAGAAATTTAACCTTTAATTTTATAAATAAGTATAATTAAAATAAATATTATAGAGATACTTGGTAAAATATTATCCCATATAATGTAAAGTTTTCTACTTATATGATAGAATGGAAATCTAAGTAAGTGTAAAAATGTTAAAAATATAAACAAACTTGATTGAGATGACCAAATACCAATAATCAACCAAATCCAAAACATTAGTCTGAAGACATAATGTAAGATATCAAATCTACTAAAAGACTTAACATCTAAAGACTTGATACTAATATCTAATCTAGTTTTATTAAAAACATAATAAACTTCGTTAAAAGCAAATAAAATAGATATTAGGTAAAATAGGGTAATCATCATATAGTATCGGTGTTAAATATTATTTCTTCAAATTTTAATAAATTTTGAAAAGCTGATTCATTAATTTTAACAGACTTCTCTTCAATAATCATATTAAATATTTTATCTTCTACAAAAACTTCTATCCATTCTCCAACAATTCTATCATATTCATTAGGAATAATTGAATTATCTCGACTTCCATAGATAGAAGATACATAGATATCTCTTTCTTTAACATTTAAATGTAATGAACACCCATCACTAAGAAATCCCTCTTTGGTATTAGATTCTTCCCAAAGTTGTAATATTACTTTATTCATTTTTAAATTTTTGTATTTATTTTAGTGATCTAATTAAACAAAGTTTAGTAAAAAACATAAAATAAAAAAAAACAAATCATTTATGAGTAATATCAAACTAGAGTACATTTGGCTTGATGGTTCAAACCCTCAACAACTTAGAAGTAAAACTAAAATCGCCTCAGAAATTAATTCTATGAATCCTTCTGACTATTCAATATGGTCATTTGACGGAAGTTCAACGTTACAAGCACAATCAGGTAAAGGTAAAAACACAGACTGTTTATTAAAACCCGTATTTGTAACATACGATCCATTTAGAAAAGGATTAAACAAATTAGTTTTCTGTGAAGTTCTTAACCCAGACGGAACACAACACGAAACAAACAACAGAAGAACATTAGCTGAAAAAGTTAATGAATTGGGCATCAATTCAGGTGATAAATTAGAACTTCCTTGGTTTGGCTGGGAACAAGAATACACTCTTACACACAAACCAATGATTCCATTTGGCATTGGTGAAGGTATTCCATTAGGATTTACTTTGGATCCAAATTCAACACCAAGACCTCAAGGTGACTACTACTGTGGTATCGGATCTGATAATGTAGTTGGTAGAGACATTGTTGAAGAACATATGAATATGTGTATGGAAATTGGTTTAGATATTTCCGGTATTAATGCTGAAGTTCTTTTAGGACAATGGGAATATCAAATTGGACCAGTTACTGCTTTAGAAGGTTCTGACCAATTATGGGTTTCTCGTTATTTGTTACAAAGAGTTGCTGAAAAATATAATGTTAAAGTTTCTTTACATCCTAAACCACTAAAAGGCGACTGGAACGGAACAGGTTGTCATGTTAACTTCTCTACTAAAGAAATGAGAGAAGAAGGCGGATTAGACATCATTAAAGAAACTATGTCTAAATTAGAAAAGTATCAAAGAGAACACATTGCGGTTTACGGATTACATAACGACCAAAGATTAACTGGTGCTCACGAAACATCAAGTATCAATGATTTCAGTTACGGCTTCTCTACAAGAGACACATCTATCAGAATTCCAGCACAAGCAATTGTTGAAGGAAAAGGCTACTTTGAAGATAGAAGACCAGCTTCTAACTGTGATCCTTACCAAGTATCACTTAGAATGTTACAAACAGTTTATTCTGAATTTGAGGTTTCAACAGAAGCATAACATAAATGATTATAAAGTAAAAATCCACTCAATTGAGTGGATTTTTTATTTTAAAGATGTTTTGAATTTTTTCCTTTCGTCTTTTCTGTCTTGAAGGAAATATAGTTATAGGTATGCTACTAGTACTAAATGCTGGTGTCATAACTATATCAAATGTTTTTAGATTAAAGTGAGTGGAGTCCTTGTCCATCGTTTGAACCTTCAATTGAAATTAATTTGATTAAGTGTTCGTTATCGCCTTTTTTCTTGTAAAGTTCATTATAACCTTTGGCAATTCCTCTTTTGAAGACCTCTGTAAAGTATGCGAAGGCATTAACAGATTTATCTTCATTAAAATTATACCAGTTTTGGAACATATCTAATAGTCCTGATTGGTAACAGTCTAATTTATCATCATTAGACCAATATCTCATTTTTTTGATTGTTTTTTTGGCAAGTAGTTCTAACATTTTCTCTGCGTTTCTAGTTAGTTTGCCTTGTGCTTTTGATACTATTACTTCAATGTATAAGTCTTTGTTGTTTAGGTACATTCATTGATACTTATTTTTTAAGGCTCTAACTTTAGAGACCTTTCATGTTATACGTTTATGTAACATGTAAGTTTATTTTAAAATAAAAAATCCTCAAATTTCTTTGAGGATTTTTATTAATATTTAATATTAAAGTTTAATTCTTTCGTTATATTGAAGTTCTTTAGTAGCTTGTAATTCAGTATCTAAGTTGTCTTTTCTTTTCTCTAAGTTTTTAAGAGCTGTAGTTAAAACTTCTGATTCACCAATCATTTGGATAGAACCTTTAACTTTAGAGATATTGAAATTAACATCTTCTAATTTCAAAGTGATTTCTCTTTCTTTATCTTCAAGTTTTCTTTTAACGATTAATTCTTTATCTAATTTATTTTCAAAGAAATAAGTTAAATCATAGTTTAATTCGTTTCTTACTTCGTTTACTAATTCTAAAGCAGATTCGTATTTGAAGAATGAGTTACCATATCTTTCATCACATCTGTAAACAAAAGTATTGTTTTTGTAATTGAAAGCAAATAATTCTAAATAAGGGTTGATTAAGTTGTTAACTTTTTTAACAACATCTAACTCTACAAATTTATCTAAGTTTTTAGAAACTTCAACTAAAATAGGATAGAAATTTTTGTTTACGATTGGAATAATTGGAGAAGAGAATAAAGATTCTAATGTAGTTTCTTCATTTAATTCATCATCGTTGATATAAAGACCAGATTTTTTACCAACAGCTAAACCAATTGTTAAGTATTCAGAAATTCTAAAGTTAACTCTATCTTCAGAAACTTGAGCATACTTCATTGCTGTTTCTAACATTCTTAAAGATTTTAAAGATTCTTCATCTTTAACGTGATTTTCTAATAATGTTTTTTCAATTGTATTTTCAGATAATAAGAACCATGAATCTTTAACTAAAGCAACGTGACCATCTTCTACTTGCTCAACAATAGTGAATGTAGACTCACCTTTACCACCACTTAAAAGATTTGATCTTTTTTCAGGTGATTTTGTTAAATTATGAACAAATAACTTAACTTCTGGAACCCAGTCATAAACAGCCAATTCATTAAGAATTTTTGACATTCTATCTTGGTCAGTTTCTAAATTAATAGTTTGAAGAACAACATTCAAAGGTTGTCTGTAAAGTTCTCCTTGATTCTTAGAGTTAAGAACATTATATAAATTTTTTAATTCATATAATAATTCATAATTTTTCATATCATCATTAAGATTCTCTAAAAGAGATTTAACGCTCTTATCATAAGTGTATGGTTTAAGTCTATCGTTAAGAGAAACTATGATTTGCTTTTCAGATAACTGATTACAAGCATTCATATGTCCCTCAACTATCACAGAAACTTCCTCCTGGTCAAGAGTAAGGTCCTTTTTGAAGTTAAATAACTCAAGTTTAAGATTCTTCATATTTTAAAATATTTTTTTTTATATACTCTATATATTATAGATAAAAAGTCATTTTTTACCATTTTTAAATTTATTTATTATTAAGGGTTTGATGCGTCTGCGGGTCCTTGAGAACCATTCGGATTTATTATATTTCCTGATGCTTTTTCTCTTGCTTTTAATATATTATTAAACCATCTTGTTCTCTTAGGAGAAACAATCAAGTAATCAGAGTTAGTAAACGATCCATATCCATCACTAGGAGAAGATGCTGATGATTGTGTATTATAGAAACTAGTAGTTGCGCCATAAGGAGGAACATCTCTAACGCCTAATCCACCACCAGAGCTAGTGTCAGTTCTAGATCCACCAGGAGTACCAGGACCACCAGGTGTTTGATTGGCACCACCAGGTCCACCTGGCATACCAGGTTGTTGAAAATAATCAGAAACACCACCATTAAGAGCAAATCCATTCAAATCACTCATACCTGAACCATATGATTGTGGATAACCAGTACTATTAATTCTATCACTTCTAAATGCGGGATAGTAAGTTTCAACTGTAAAAGAAACTTTCATCTTGATATTATTATCAGATGTTAAATTCTTTTCTCTAGACATTTCAATTTGATTTGAATCAGGCATTAAAATAACAGCATCAATATTCATAAAGTTATACTCAAAGTACATAAACTTATATAACCAAAGAGTATCCATAATAGCCTGAGAACATTTGAATGTGTCTATCTCAGAACTTAATAATATTTCTAAATCATAATTCACTGTAATAGGAACTGCTCTAACTTTAGCGATTACTTTTCTAATCTCAACTTCATTCTCAACAACCATTCTCAACCAAACATTAGGATTAGCAAATTCATCAGATTTAATATTGAAACCGGTCATAGTTAAATGACCTCTTGGTATCATATCTGTATTTAATTCAACAAATCTATTTTCAGAAACTATATCATCAGAAAATGAATCTAAAAGAAATCTTTCATCTCCTGTTAAAGAGTAATAAAAAGGAACTTGAACATAAACATCACCAGATGTAAATCTATTAATCCATTTTATTTGTCCTTCTAACGTATCTAAAACACAAACTGTTAAATCTCTAAAAAATACGTCTTCAAAATTAAATCTTTCTCCTATCATATCGGTATATATTAAATATAAACTTTCTCTTCATGAGATTATATACCTATTAACTAATTGAATAAATATGTCTGTTAAATCATTACTCTTATGGGAAAAGTGGCGTCCAAAAACTATGGATGATGTTATTCTTTTACCTAGAATTAAAAAACATTTTGAAAATGGTGTTAACCAAAACTTTATATTTTACGGTCACTTTGGTACCGGAAAAACCAGTTTGGCTAGAATACTTATTGGTAAATACACAAAGGATAAGCCGTATCTTGAATTAAACTCATCTTTATATACATCTATTGATGTGTTAAGAAGTGAGATCGAAGATTTCTGTAAATTTACACCAATGATGGAGACTGACTCTGATATTAAATACATCTTCTTAGATGAGTTTGAAAGAGTGTCGGCTCAATTTCAAGATGCCTTCAAAGCATTTATTGAAAAGTATAATAAGAATGTTAGATTCATTATCACAACCAATCACTTAAATAAAATTTCTGATGGTATTAAGTCTAGAATTCCTCAAATTAACTTTGATTGTCAAAGTCTTGAAGAAGAGAAGTATCTTAAACAGGAAGTTTATAAAAGAATTAATAATGTAATTTTACCAAAAGAAGGTAAAGAGATTCCTAAAGAAGATTTAGCTTCTATTATTACTAAAAAGTTTCCAGACTTTAGGTCTATAATGGTTGAAGTTCAAAACTATTTAGAAACTGGTAGTTTAGGTGAAAATTCATCCAATGTATCTAATAAAGTAAAATTAGATTTATACTCTTGTATCTATGATAAGTCATTAGACTATGAGAAAATCTATCACTTCTTGATGACTAACTTTGGTGCTGAAAAGATTGATGTAATGATTAGACTTTTAGGAAAACCATTTATTGATTGGTCTATATCAGAAAGTAAAAATATAGATAAACTATTTGAATGTAATTTCATTATATCAGATTATTCATCTAAATTAGAAACCAATACAGACCCAATTGTTTTAGGTCTTACCATTATTGGTAAATTCAGAGATAAACTATTGTAACAAAAGAGCCATAATATATTAATATATATGTTATGGCTTTTGACTTTTCAGACTTTTATATTATTTACCCAGGACATCCAAGATTTAATGATATCCAAATCATTGAAGATGATGTTATTAGAGTTATTATACAAAAATGGGAACTAATGATATTCACAAACAAAGGTGAATTATTTTGTGATCCTGAATTTGGAGGTGATTTGCCAAAATATTTACACGAAACAAGGCTATCAGCCGAAACAATAGAAAGTGAATTAAGAGCTCAAGTAAGAGAATATATTACCGAACTAGAATCTATAAATTATACACTAGAAGTTAATTTTTATGAGGATCCTGAAAGATATCAAGAGTACATGGAAATAAATTTTCAAATAGCAGACTATGAGGTTTATGCTGTCGTAACTTAAATATATAGACTATGAGATACATTAAAACATTTGAGTCTTATATTGATAATGAACTAATATCTAACATGGAGTTTTATAAAGTTCCTTCAGGTGAAAAAACTTTATTTAAACCATCATTTGGTGCTAAAAAAGGTGAAACCGATTTTTATCAATTAAGACTCGAAGGCAAACCTATAGTTGAAATAGAAGTTAATCCAAATTCGAATTACGGTAAACCTGAAATAATGTCAGCATTCTCAGATATGAGAGGTAAAGGATTAGGTGAGTATCTTGCTAAGAAAGTTTTAGACATTTATTTAGAAGATGAGGTCTTTGTAAGATGTACAAAGGATAGTAAAAAGTTCTGGCAAAGGTGTGGTGCTACAGTTGCTGATTCAAAAGATCCTTATTTACTACACTTTATTAAATAGGGCAACTATTAGCAGTATAAATATACTTATAATCTCTTTTAATTTTAACTCCTAAACTCTCAGCAGTAGTAACAACATCTTCTAAACACTCAGAATCAGCACCACCGACAATTGTAACTTCTTTACCATTAAGTGACTTTAATAATTCATATAGTTTTATAGGACAGTGAAACCAAACGTGATTATTGTTTATGTAAGTAATAATAGTTCCTTCTTTAGTATTGAATATATCACCTTTCTTTAATAAACTCTTATCTTCTTTATCAGAAATTTCTTGATAAACATCTTTGTCTAATATCTTTTTATAGAAATCAGCATCTACTTTGTAGTTATACCTTTTCTCAATAAGGTCTTTTTGATTAGTAAAATGATAAAGATCTTTATGAATAGGAATTACAGGTGTTTCATCATATAAATAATCTTTATCTACATTCTTACCATCTGTATGATTATCCCAAATTTGATAAACATTTTGAAAGTTATTACAATACTTCTTTAATTCATTAAGATACATTTCTGAAAAGAACTTTCTAAATGATTTTTGAACATCAACTATAATTAATGTTCCACTACTATGACTCTCAAATGTTTTAAGGAATTTCATAAAGTATATATTAAATAAAAAACCCATCAAAATATTTGATGGGTTTTAATTCTTTGAATATTTTATAGATTAAAGAGGTAATTCTTCTTCACCTTCTTCTTTTTCTTCTTCACCTTCTTCTTTTTCTTCTTCTTCACCTTGTGCTGGTTGAGCTTGTCCTTGTGCTGGTTGAGCTTGTCCTTGTGCTGGTTGAGCTTGTCCTTGTGCTGGTTGAGCTTCTTCTCCTTGTGCTGGAGCTTCTTGAGCCTGACCTTGAGCAGGTTGAGCTTGTGCTTGAGGTTCTTCAAATTCACCTTGTGCTGGAGCTTCTTGAGCTTGTGCTTGAGGAGCTTCTTGAGTTTGAGCTGGTTGAGCTTGTGCCTGAGGAGCTTCTTGAGTTTGAGCTTGAGGTTGAGCCTCTACTTGAACTTGAGGTTGAGCCTGAGGTTGTGTTTGAGTTTGTGATTGACCACCACCCATTAAAGCACCACCAGGAATTTTCTCAACATCTAAGTTATCCATATTAATAAACTTTACAATTTCTTCAGCAATATCAACATCACCAAAGAACGTGCGTAGGTTTTTACCTGTAGTGTCTTTTACTTTTTTCACATAAGCATTGATTAAAGATTGAGGAATATCAATCATTGTCTTTACTTTGTAAATATCGTTTACTTGAAGAACCGATTCTTTAATGATTTCTTCTCTGTTCTTTTTAATACGATAGTTTTCATATGTTCTGATATGCTTCATTTGTATTTGAATATTTTTTATAGATTATATATTAAACTAAAAAACTCATTTTTTATCAATTAGTGTACTAGTAATAAACCGAGTACTAAACCAATAATAGCGACACCTCCACCGATACCACCAAAGACCATTTTAGTTTTCATTTTTCTTATTTGTAGATTCTTTTCATCAATAACTTGTTGTCTATTATCAACTTGTTCTTCTAAAATAAGAATCTTTTTAAGATAAGCAGCAACTTCACCTTGTAATGATTTAATTTGTTGGTCTTTATTGTTCAAAGACTCTTTTAATTTAGCAATTTCCAATTTTTGAGAAGCAATTACTTGTTCTTTATCATTGATAACTCTAACACAAACTGAATCATATTGACCAATTTGAGTACTTTGTTTTTCTAAAAGAGCCAATAAGTCAGTACCATTATCAAGTGACTGAGCTTGTTCAATAGTCATTACAATAACTTGTTGACCATTTGAATCTGTTTCAAATTTAGGGTAATCTATTTTAGCCTGTGAGTATTGTGAGTAAGCACTTAAACTCAACACTAAACCAACTATAAGTGATAAAAACTTTTTCATATTAATGTTTTGTTTTATTTTTTAATGATTCTAAAAGAGCATCTCCTGTTCTATTAGGAGGATGATTCTTAATCTCTTCAATCTTATGTTGAGTTTCAGCTAAATCACTTCTCAACTTATTCAAGTTAGCTTTAGACTTGTTAGCCTCAGCTTCTGCCTTTCTAGTTAAAGCCTCTTGTTTAGTTATTTCAGCTTGTAATTTAATGTCTAATTGTCTAAGACTATCAGATTTTGCTCTCCAAGTGGTGATTTCTAAATCAACAGCTTTCTTTTGAGCTTCTAATTCTTTGAATTGTTGCTCTAGTTGTTTAACTCTTTCTTTTGATGCTTTATCACCTGAGAAGAACCACTTAAAACCAAATAAAAGTGTCAGTCCAAGTAAGATTAATATCAAAATTGATTTAATATCCAATTTCATAAAAACTTATTATTTTTGGAATTATATATTATTTTACCAAACCGACCTTTTATTTTTGAGAAATTTTATATATATTTGTAAATATTTAAAAAACTATGACGTATAAAAGACTAATATCTTTCGATTTTGATGACACTTTATTCCATACACCAAAACCTGAAGAAGGCGAAAAAATCTGGAAGGAAAAAACAGGAACAGATTGGCCATATAGTGGTTGGTGGGGTCGTCCAGAAAGTATTGACCCTGAAATATTTAACATTCCATTGAATCAATGGGTTTATAAAAAATATTTAGAAGCCGTATCTGATCCAGAAAACTATGTTATATTAGCAACTGGTCGTCTTAAAAAGAAAGAAGGTATGTCTAGTCATATCCAAACTATTTTAAATCAACATAACCTATCATTTGATGAAATTCATTTAAACTGGGGCGGTGATACATACCACTTCAAAACTAAATTATTTGAAGAAAAAATTGAAGAACTTGGCGTTCATGAATTTGTTATGTATGATGATAGACAAGAACACTTAGTTAAATTTGAAGAATGGGCGGAAGAACATCACGTTCAAGTTACAGTAGTTGATGTTGTAAACAAAAAAGAAACTATTTTCTAAAATAATATATAATATTCAATTTATGGCAACAATTACAAAAAAGAAAACATCTTCTAAAGTAGAAGAAATTTTATCTAAACCATACAAACTGGTTTTACACAATGATGATCACAATACATTTGAGTGGGTTATTACTTGTCTTATGAAGATATGTAAGCATGAAACCGAACAAGCTACTCAATGCGCTCATATTGTTCACTACAATGGAAAGTGTGATGTTAAATACGGAGATATTGAAACAATAGCAACTATGAAAGATAAACTCAGAAGTGCTGGACTAAGTGCTACGATGGAGGCAAACAACTAATGAAATACCTTAAAAATATTTGGAACTATCTAGCAGAAATACAAAAATATGTTGATGAAGTTCAGAATAGACAAATCTTTGGAAAATTCTAAGACATACTTTTAGTATGTCTTTTTTTATTTACCAAACCAGTTAGTTCCATTCCCACCAAAGCCATTATTATTAGCTTTATACCTATTCATTTGTTGTCTTCTTATTTTCAAAACTTGACCATAATCAACACCCTCAACATAATCTATTCCTTTTAGTGTCTCTCTAACATAGTTCATATACTCTTTATCAACAAACTTACTAGACCACTCTTCAATCATTTCAGAAAAATCGTGTCTACTAAAAACAGTTGTAGCATTTACGATAGTCATAACAGTATCATCATGACCAACGTCTGCCGCATATCTTGTGTTACCGGCTGATGTAGTATGTTTAACAAATGTTGTGATTTCTCTAATATTATCTTCATTAGTAATAACGAATCCTTTAGTTTGCATGAGATCCTGATAATCTTTAACCATGAGATTCTTATTTTCTCCTACCTTTAACCCCACCTTTTCTTCAGTAGCATCGGCTCTATGTTTATATCTAACAAATACAGAAGAGCCATAATTATTATTACCATCAAAAACGTGAGGTAGCTCAGCAAATAAAGTATTACCATAGTTATTCAACTCGACAACTACTTTACAGTTATCAGGATTTAAGTATTCAAATACAATCATATAAAGTAATTCGGCTAACTGCTTAACAGAAATATAATTGTTTCTATAAATACCTATTTGCTCTAATCTAAAGAAATCAACTATTGATTTATATGATGGTTTTTGTAATTCTGTTAAATCTTTTGGTTTCTCAGAAACTCTAAATATGTTTATAATAGAATAATCTTGTCCAAGTCCCTCTGATATATCGACAGATATTACAATCTTATAATCTTTCCTCATTAATGGTATAAAAACATTATCATCCTCAACCCATTTTAAATCAGTATAACTAAATTTTAGTTTTTTATCAAACTCGAATATAGGCTCATGTACATAATGTTTTTTATTTTTCAATAACTCATCAATAATTGCCTCATTCAATAATGATTTAGAAGCATTAATAAATCTTAAACCATACTCTTGGTTGAAGGCATCCTCACCACCAATATCTTTTATAGCTTCTTCTTTCCAAGTTGTAACCTCAGCAATAGCCATAATAGGAACTTCAAAACCATTCTTATCAATAAATGTTAATTTCTTAACATCTTCATCTGTACATTTATCATCATTAAAGATATTAATCACATCTTTGAGTAAGTCCATATTATATTCCATAAAGACTTTTGTCTGACTACCCCACTTCTGATTAACTAAATCAAATATCTCTTCTTTAGTTACACCATATTCATACATTTTATGTGGATTTAATCTAATATAAGTAACAAAACGACCAGGTACTTGATACCAGTAAACTCTCATTGGCTTATAGTTATTCTTCATTGGATCACCCTCAGGTCTTTCAGCATCAGTTAATAACCTATGGAATAGGTTCATACCATTTGGAGTAGAAGTGATGATAATCTTTGAATTTTGAACAGCAGCGGTTGTCGGAAAAGCAGCAGTATAGTATGGTTCAATAATATTTGAAGGAATGTGAGCAAACTCATCTAAGTAAAGTACGTCAATAGTAAAACCGATCGCTGGAGTCTTTGTTCTAGCTGATGTTTTAATTCTACAACCATTCTCAAATGTTAACGACTTCTGATTCCAAGTTTTAATACCTGGTTTTAAGAAAAATGGTAGTAAAGAGTAAATAGATTTGATTTTATCAACAATCTCAACAGCCGTATCGCCTTTGTTAGCAACAATCATTATATTCTTATCATTATCAAATAATATCTTGTGTAACATGAAAATAGAAGATGAGATTGTTTTACCAACCTGACGAGATGCCATTAAGATACTAAATCTATTATTAACAAAACTATCAAGCATCTCTTTTTGGTAATCTCTTAACTTAATAGAGCCAATAGAGCCATCTTCTCGTTTTACTTTACAATATTTTTCCACAAAATAATGAACATCTAAGGCACATCTAACATACTCTTGTTGTTCATCAGCAGTCATCCTAAATGAAACACCGGCTCTTCTCAAGCCTACTTCACTCTTTAACCAAGGATTTTGATATCGTTTAACGACTATACCATCATTAATCTTATCAGTTGCCTCTTCTACTAGTTTGGTTGTAAAAACCATTTGTCTTTCTTGTTGTGGAGCAAATGCCATATTTTAGGAAAAGATATTTTTTAATATATATTGTAAAAAACCGCCTTCTATGTCAAAAACAGAGAACGAAAGAAATAGAATCAAAGATGAATTCGATGAAATCCAATCGGAAAGTGGCGAATTTGATATAAGTAAACACCTTGCTAGACCTGAGGATTTACCAGATTTAGGTGAAATAGAAATATATGATTATGATTCAGACATGACAGTTGCTAGCCAACAGTCTATGGAAGTATTAGAATCACTTATTGATTTATATTTAAGTGATGTACCTCAATTAAAAGAACATCCTTATATAAGAAATAAAATGAGAGAAGATGCTAAAGTTTATGCTGAAACAATCTTCTTATCAAAAATGACTAGAAAGAACTTCTTATCACAGTTAAGACAAGTTGATAATGGAGATAATTCTGCTAGAATGCATGAAGTTGTCAATCAAACAATTGGTCAAATTAGAGAAAACTCTAAATTCTCATCCACACAAAGAACTGAACTTGAGAAATTTTATAAAGGACTAAGAAAAGATTTAGGTCTTAATGAAATTGAGAATCCAGAAGTTATTAAAGCTCAAAATATAGCGGCTGAAGAATCGGCTGGTGAGTCAATAGGTGGTGGAGAAATAATGGATAATAGAAAGCTTAATGATTTAATTAAGAATGCTATGATTAGTAAAGAGAAAGATAAATAATTATCTCCATTTAAAACTTTCAAACACTGTTATTAAATTACTAAATTGAATATCTACTTTTGTAGTTACAAATCTATTTACTTTATTACCAGTTATTAAATTAACATATAATGTGTATTTTTTAGATTTCAAATCTTCTTTAATAATTTCTTTTAATTTATTATCAGTGTTTGATAACAAAACAGTTAAAAGTTTATTAGATTCTTTTGCTAGTTTAATAACATTTTCTTCATCATCATAGAAGAATAATTCATCATATTGACCTAACTTTTCTTCAGTAAACTTATCACCTTCAGTTTTAAGACCAACTATATGTTGTAATAATAATCTAACTTTCTTATGAGAAATATCATCAGATACTTTATTATAGAATGTTTCTGATATAAAATAGAACTTTTTAATAATTAGACCATTTTCTTTTAATTTATCTTCTATTTTAGATATCATTAACTCATAGTTTCTCTTAGTATTCTTTGAGCATATTACATAAATATCATCATCTGTATTTTTCAAATGTAAAATATTTTCTAAATTAATATCATAATCTAAATTTTCAATTAATTCTTTATTCATAAACTCTTGTAAAGAAAAAGCTAAATTAGAAATATCGGCTCTGTGATTTTTAGCTTTAATTTTTATCTTCTCAAATAAATCTGTTGGTAACCAATAAGTGTGTCCACTAAAATTTATAGAGTTTCCTTGGCTTTTATAAATACCTTTTTTAATTAAATTAAAATCACTTTGTGATATTTTCATAATAGGTATATTTGGAATAGTCTTATCCACTAACCAAACTTTATTATCAGTTGTCAATATTGTATCTAAGTCAAAAAAGTGTGCTTTCATTATAATTTATAATTTGTTACTTTATATTTAAGTTGATGAGGCATGCCATCAAATCTACTACCTTCATATTCTTTATCTTTCCACTCAACACCACCACTTAGTTCACTATCAAAGCTTCTACACTTTGGACATTGACTTGGTGGAGTTTTTTGAACTTCACTTAAAACATCATTTATTTTAGATGTTCTGATATCACTTTTTACTTCTACCATATCTGACTCTGTATAATAGAAATGTCCTTTACACCAAGGATTTCTACAAACTGTTTTCATTTGTTCCATAAAGTATATATTAAATAAAAAATCCCATCATTTCTGACAGGATTTCTTAAATATATATTTTTCTATTTTTTATACTCTTACCATATTTTTACTTATTGCGAAATTATATAGTGTTGGTAGATTTAGGTATTTCATAAATGCGTTTCTTACGTCTAATAATGTTTTTGATTTTTTAACTAAATTTACTATAAGAAAACCAAACTCTTCTTGAAACTCTAAGTAACAATCACACCAAGGTCTATTATAATGGTCTAATGTGTTCCATTCTTTATATCCACCAGATAACCAGTATAGTGATTTTTCTGGGGTTATGTTTTCATATATCATTTTTTTATCAATTGTCGTGTTCCAAATAGGGTCGTTCCAGTCAATTTTTCTCATTAGAATTGAAACTGCTTCAGCTACGTCTGATGTCATTTCTGGTCCGATTTCAAAGAAGTAATCATTTCCTTCTTTAGTAACCCTTAACTCTCTTTGATTCAAAATTTCCTTCTCTTGTTGTTTTTCAAGAGTAATTCTTTTTCTCTTCATAGTAATCATGTTAATTTTTTATATCTGTGTAAGATTAATACCACTGCGCCATTTACCACCGAAATTGCCGTTTTCCCATATACCATTTTCCCAGTTTCCATAGAAGCTACCATCTTTAAAAATACCATAGTACCAATCTCCTGTGTAGAAACTGCCATTTTTCCATATAAGTGTGTTGTTTTTTATTTCTAACTGAGCGTTCTCAATCTCTGAGTCAATAAGCCAGTAGAATTTCTCTTTAACGAGAATATCGTTGATTTCATTAGCACTTGTGTAAGTCTTACCACGATAATTTAGTTCTGAATATCTCATAATAAAATATGAATTTGTATGTCTTATATATTCTAATTTTTTATTATCAAATCGACAATCGTGGATTTTATTAAAATTTCAAAGGTGGGTAAAAAAAAATATATTTTAAAATAAAAAAACCGGACATATGCCCGGTTTTTTAAGAATATGGAAAAAAATGATTTTTTTTATTTACTAAGGCTATTCAAAAAGTCTAATTCTGCTTTAGTCAAAGACTTCATACCAGTAGCACTGATTTTTTCTAAGATAGTGTCTACATCTAAAACTACGTCGAATTCGGCGATTAAATCTTCGATGAAAACATTAGAAACTTCTACAGTGTTATCAACTTTAGTATCAACAACTCTTGTGGCTTTTGGCATCTTTGGAGTTTTGATTGGTTGAATTTTCAACAAAGAGTCTTTTTCTCTTTTTGTGATTGGACAAAATCTCTCACAAACACTAAATTCATTAGTTACTATATCACAACCAGCAATTACCCAATCACCACCTGCCTCAACCCAGATTTTAGATGAACAATCTTTGACGATAATCAAAGCATTGAAATCTAATTTATAAACTTCAGAGATAGCTTTCAATTGTTGATCGTTGTGAGACTTTAAGCTGATACAGATTACTTTGTTGATGTCGAATTTCATATTATTTTCTTTTAGTGGTTATTTTGTTATACAAATATAAGGATAATTAGTGAATTTACAAATTTTATTTATTATTTTTTTGTTTTATAATCTATTTTAATCAATTATCTTAAACAAAGATAATCATAATTATTCATTTTAACTAATTTTCAATAAAAGTTTTTTAATATATATGTTGAAAAAATTACATTAATTTATGAAGTATCTTAGTAATAGAGATGAGTTCCTTAAAAGAAGCATAAACAAAATAGATGAATATAAGTCTTTAGAAGATAAAGATTTGGTTAAAATAAATGAAGACGTTGAAAATAGCGGACCATTTGCTAATGATATACCTTGGGGTGACTCTTTACTAGGTAGATTAATAAACTCTACTATTAGAAAAGCAAAGATTGGTGCTAATCTTGTTAGAATAAAAGGCGTAGCTAAAAGACTAAGATATGCGTTTGATGATCTCTTAGGTGGTTCAGCTGAAGCTGAATTATCAGAAGAGGATAAAAAAGAATTCAAAAGACTTACTGTTTTTTCTTTTCTTGATAGTTTACAAAAAGCTGTAGAGGAAGAAGCTAGCGTAGGTGATATTAGAAATTTAACAAAAGCAGCAATTTCAGATATTAAAAACTTTGAAGACTTTGAAAATAAAGATAGTTTAATAAGTCAGTTAGAAGAATTTTTAAAATTCTTAGAACAATTTAAGGATGATGAAGGTGGAAAATCCGAAGCAGATGCTGATAAAGAAGAAGGAGAGGGTGAAGGAGAAGGTGAAGGAGAAGGTGATAAAGAAGGAGAGGGTGATAAAGAAGGAGAGGGCTCAAATTCTTCAGAATCCATGTATCCTACTATGATCAAAACATTAAAATCATTAACTTCTATATTATCACATTACAAAGAGGTTAAGTTAGCAACAACGACATTAAGTAATAAAGAAACTAGACAAAGTACTAAAGTAACATACACTACTGTAGCCGGAGATACTGTTGAAAAGATTCAAAAGAATACTAAAGCCAATTCAAAAAAATTAGCATCGGCTGATATTAGAGCTAAAAACCCTCAATTGGCAAAATATCCAAAAGATAATCAAACAATGCCTGCTGGTTTAGTTCTTGTAATGGAAAGTTATACTTTATTAGAAGCTATTGGTGATGGCGCAAGTCCAGATAGAGCAAATATTAAAGGAGGTGAAGACCATCTAACACAAGCTTTTGCTAAGTTAAAGAAAGCTATTGAAGTATTGGAATCACCAAAAGATAAAGGCGTTGGTGTAGATGTTAAATTCTTAAATGATATAACATCAAAATCACTAGATTCTAAAAACAAAGAAGTTATTAAATCTCTTTTTACAGAAATCAACAGATATTTAGTTGGTGATAAAAAAGAAACATTAAATGCTTCTAGCACTCCTTTGTATAAAGAAAGTATGGAAATAATCTCAGATAAAAACAAAAAAATTGTTGTAGCTGAGAAAATAGCAAGATTTGCTAAAACTGCTTTACAATTTGACAAAGAAGGATTATATGGTGGTCTAGGAGAAACAGGTAAAGGCTTACAAGCATTTGTAGAAGGAATTAAATCTACAATGACAATAAAACCTACTGAGAAAAAAGCTGAAGTTAAAACTGAAGAGAAACCTAAAGAAGAAGTTAAAAAAGAATCATCTTTATTTAAATATGATAAATTTATATCATTATTAAAAGAAGCTGAAGAAGGTGAAGAGACTGAAGAAAATGAGGAAGAATCAAAAGTTGGTGCTCCTGATACAATGACTACATCTCAAAAAATTAAAGACTATTGGAGTAAAAAGATAGATATTAAGGCTTTTGTAATGGAAAAAACAGAAGTTATTAAAATGAAAGAAAAATTTGATAAAATTGAAAAAGAAAGAAAAGATTCTATTGTAATAAATGGAATTGATCCTGTTTTAGATATTGTCAAGTGTTTCAATAGAGCTTATAAAATACACACAACACAAGTAATTCCATCTGGAAGAAGTGGAGGTAGAGTATCAAATAGTGTGTTTATGGAATATACTACTTTTGGATCAGGTGATCCAAGTACTGCTGGCAAGTCTGGTGGACCATATAGAAATAACGCCATTTTTAATCAATGGGAAGATACTGTATTAGATATACAAAGAGATAAAAAATATCAACCAATTTTTAACATTGGTACTAAATTAAAAGTAGGTAATGACTTAATAGATAAAGCAGGAGCAAATCTTCGTAAATTCATGACGGATATGCTTGATGGTGATGAACTTTACAAAACTGGTAAAGATGCTAAAGGGTTACAAGCTAAATTTTTAGATCAGTACTTTGGTTATAAAGAGGATGATCCAAATAAAACAAACTTTGGAGGATCTGAAGAGCAAGAAGGCAATTCAAAAAATGCTGATTCTATACCTGGAGCCAAAAATCTACTTTTCACAAAAGATCCTATTAAATTTGAATCAAATGATGATTTAGCTAAATCATTCTTTGCTGTATCAACTAATAAAAGTGTGGTTTACTTCTTTATACAAGAAGTTGTTGGTGACATTGCTTATATAACATATTCAAGATCTTTTTACTTCTTTCAAAAATATATCACAGAATCAGGAATACCTAATAAATTAACAAAAGGAGATCTTCCAAGAGAAATATTCTTGAATAAACAAGGAAAAGAACAAATAGATGAAGATGGCAAGGAATCAAATTTAGATTATAAAATAAAAGCTACTAAAAAGAAAATTGATAATCTAATAGGAAAAGATGGTAAGTTTAAGTTAACAGGAGACTATGAGATAACATACTTAACTAAGTTTGATGGAAAATCAAATAACGCAAATACTAAATCAACTTTATCAGATAAACCAGAAAGTATTAGTGTTGTAAACTGTTATACTTTATATGAGAATACAAAAGATGTTGAAACATCATCAGATAAAACAAGATTTGTATTAAATAAAAAAATAGGAGATAGAATTTCAACAATTGGAGGATTTAAGACCGTTTCGGGTGCTGATAATATATCCAAAACCAAAATGGAGAAAAAGTAATGAGGAACCTAAAATCATATAGAATCTTTTTAGAAGAAGCTGAATTTGATGTTAATATAACAGACCAACCAGATATTAAAATGGCTAAAGAAAAGTTGACAACTCTTAAAAATCAACTTACTGAATATAAAACAAAGAAGCCTCTAATAGACACCGCATATCTAACAATCAAAATAGATGCTGACTTACAAAAGAAAATAGAATCGATTGTTGGTAAAATAGATGCCTTACCAGGTCAGGATAGAAATCCTTTCTTAGTTGAGTATCTACACATTGCTAGTTTAACAAGAAAAGTTAATAATATTCAAAAAGATATTGCGAATGATAAGGTTAAAAAAGATGATTTTAGTGAAGAATTAAAATTATCTAAGGATGACTCTACAAAGCAAGCCGTTACTGGCAAAATAACTGATATAACTAATAGAATATCAACAAATGCTGCTTCTATAGCATCGTTAACCAAAGAAATATCTGATGCCCAATCATCATTAAATAAAAAAATGCTCGATGTAGAGAAGAATATGATGGATAATATAAAGAAAATCTCAAAAGAGAAGTGAAAATAGAAAAAATATCATTTTTTACATTTTATATATACTCTATAACATAAAAAAAAATATTAAAAATATGGCAATTCAAATTGGAAAATACAAAAGACCAGGAATCTTCATAGAAGAGTTTGACAATTCAATCATTACAACTCCAGTGGTTGAGGGTATTACTAATATGGTTATTGGTGTTTCAAAAAAGGGACCAGTAAATACACCTATTAGACTTACTACAGTCAATGACTTAGAGTCTATCTTTGGTCAACTTGATAGAGGATTAGAAAGAAAAGGTTCATTTTTCCACAGAACTATTCAAAAAATGTTGGAATCAGCTCCAGTATTCGCTATCAATCTTTTAAGCACAGATGATACATTAGATACTATTGAGTATAAATCATTATCATCATCATCTGGTTATATTAATGATATCGAAAGAAATGGAGCTTATAGAAGATTCTTCGATACAACAGGTTTCTGGAAAAGAGATACTGAGTCTTTCATTAATTTAACTAAACCAAATGCTGGTTATACTGAAAGAGCTTTTAGTATTACTAACCTTTCTGACAGATTCGTTACTGTATTTGTTGTGAAAAGTGCTAGAACTGGTTTTGATAGAACTTTAATCGAATGGTATGGTTCTCAAGAAAAACTTCCGCCATATGTTAACGCTAACGATTACGCATCTGACTATTTAGTAGATGTTATTGTTGTAGGTGGTGACTGGTCTGACTACCAAAACTTGGCTATTGATAATAGATGGAGTGCTTACTTCAATGCGTCTGGTCTTGTTAAGAGTCAAATTAGAAACTTTGCTAATGATAGAAATGTTACTTTATTAGCTTATTACGAAGGATTGTCCTTAATTCCATATTTTAGAGATGCCAATGGTACTAATATTTTTATTGAAACTACAATTAACAGAGATACAGATAAAACTGGAGTATTCTGTGCTTTCAACTCAGATTTAGTTGAAACAGATTACTACAACGGTCTTTTAGACTTAGTTGGACAAACAGTTGCTGGTGTGAATGAAACTGAAATAGAATTCTTATCTTATAAAGAAACTATCGCTGAATCAATTGAAATCACAGCAGTGCCTTTAGACTTACCTGGTAACGTAACTGCCTTGTTAGGTGGTGTATTTACAGGAAATGGTTATATTAACCAAGATCCTCACGCATTTGGTTTAGTTCCAACTGAAACAGGTGTTATTGATAATGGTGATAACAGAACTGCTTGGTTTGGTGAAGGATTTGTTTATGATGTAACTAAAGATACTTTAACATCATCATCTGCTTCTATCGCATTAACTTACACAGCTACTGCTGACGCTTTCGCTGTAATTGGTGATAAAATGGTTCCAGTAACTGGAAATACATTAACAATTAGTGCTAGTGATTATAGCGCTTCATACGGTACATTATCATTTGTATCAGCTTATGTTTTAGACTCAACAGGTTCATTATCTGTAGTATCTAACACAACTGGTGTTGCTTATGGTTCAACACCTACAAAACCTACAGTATCAGCAAGTGATATCGTATTAGGTTATGTAGAATTTGATATGGCTAATGGTGATATCGCAGCACCAACAGTAACAGTTACTGATGTAAATATTGACACAGTTGGTTTCATAGACTTTAGTTTTGGTACTAGTGCTTCTGATGATTATCACATCGCAACTCAAAGTACTCCAGATTCTGGTGTAATTAAAGTTACATTTGAAAATACAAATACTGTACCTTCTGTAGCAAATTACGCACAATACAGAAGATTCAAATTATTCAATAGATTAGTTGATTTAATTGACTCTGCTAATAAAAATAAAATGACTTTATGTTTAGGACCTAATCATGCGTTTGATAAAGTTAGTTTATCTACTATAACAATTACAAATATTGTTAGCTCATCAACATCTAATAAATCATTTATCTTAAATACTGGTTTAACTGATGCTCAATTAAGTGATATTCTTGATGGTTACTTTGTAATCTACACAGTAGATAATGAATTTTTACTTGGCTCAGATAAAGTATCCACAACTTCAAATGTTTGGTCTATGACTGATGGTGTTGTTGCTAGATACTCTAAATTTTATTCTAATTTTTATGACGGTATTATTAACACAGGAGATTACTTCTATGCTAATAAAGTACCACAAGCTTTAGTAGCCGCACAAGAAACTATGAATGTTATTTTCATAGATGGTGAAATTGCCGCAGGTACTACTTCATCATATGCTGGTTACAACTATGTAATATTTGAAACTACTTCAAATACAAATCCATCATATGCTACATATGATCAATTCATTGTTCCTGATTCAAGTATTAATACTGGATCATTTACAATTACTAATGCTTCTAACCCATCTACTTTAGCTACAAATCTTGGTTACACAAGTACAGTAGGAGCTTACTACTGGGCATATGAAGTAAGTGAAGAAGTTGCTTACGAAGAAGTATTAAATGTAAGTACTATTTATGATTTCTTAAAGAAACATTACTTAAAAATGTACTTAAATAATAACGGAACATTAGAAGTTGATTTCATGGATGAAGGATTTACATCTATTGAAGCAGTTGATACGGTATCTAATAATACATTCTATGTACAATCAGCTAAATCAAACTTCAAACAAACTGTTGAAATTGAAATTCCTACAGGATATGTTCAAGTTCCTAATAAGATTCTTATTACTGGTTCTAGATACACTGAGGTTAAAGTTGGTGACTTCTTAGCCGCTTATGTTGACCCAACAGTTGTATTACAAACTGGTGAAGTTGCTAGAAAACTTACAAGAATTTTAAGTAAAAAACAATATGCTGGTGATACTACATTAGTAGAGGTTACTTGTGATGCTAGAATTGAAAAAACTAACTATAGTGGTGATTATCAAACAACTAGATACACACCTATTGATAACTACGCTACTACTTATAAAGCTATCTCTCTTAAAGGATTTAGAATTAGACAAGCTTCTTTACCTGATGGTACTGAAACTAGACAAAATGCTATACTTAACTTAGTTGCTAAAGGAACTCCTTTATTCAAAGCAATTACTAATAAAGAAGCAATCGACTTCAGATATTTAATTGACTCATTTGGTCTTGGTTTAACTGAAAGATCTAAACAACAATTAGTTGATATCTGTGGAGAAAGATTAGATGCTCTTGGAATCTTGAATATGCCTTCTATGAAATCATTTAAGAACTCATCATCTCCTACTTTCGTAAATGCTGAAGGTGTTTTACAACTTGAGTACGTTGCTAAGGGTGGTGACCCAGAAAGCTCTCCTGCGTTCCTTTATTCATTCGGTGACGGAGCAGGTACTACAGCAGTAGGTTACTTTATGCCTTACTTAACTGTAAATGATAATGGTAGACCAATTGAAGTTCCACCAGCAGCATGGGTAGGAACAACTTATATGAGAAAACATACTTCAAATATAAGTGGAATGACTCCTTGGACAATCGCAGCAGGTGTTACTAATGGTAGAATTACTAATATAGTTTCAACTGAAATGGATTTCACTAATACTGATATCGAGTGGATTAACCAAGCTCAAATGAACCCAATTGTGTTCAAGAGAAACAGAGGAAACGTAATTGAAACTGAAAATACAGGTCAAACACTTTACGACTCAGCTCTTTCATACTTACACGTTAGAGAAGTTCTTATCGAACTTGAAAGAGAATTGTCAAGAATGTTATTAGACTTCCAATGGAAATTTAATACACCTGATATTAGAGCAGAAATTAAACTTAGAGCAGACGTTATCTGTGAAACTTATGTAAGTAAGAATGGTTTATACAACTACTTTAATAAAATGGATGAAGAAAACAACACTAATGAAATCATTGATAACCAAATTGGTGTTCTTGATACATATGTTGAACCAATCAAGGGTATGGGTATTATTGTAAACAATATTACTATCTTGAGAACTGGTGCTATCTCTGCGGGTGGATTCATCAACGGATAATAATTAATAAATTTTATAATAAAAAAGAGAAAAGTGAAAACTTTTCTCTTTTTTTTTGTTATAACCATAAGGTAAATTCATAGGAGTAACTATTCTATGAATATATAAATAAAAAATAACAACATTATATGTCTGAACAAAATAATATGAGTGAAGAAGAATACTTAAAGAAACATATTGGTAATTTAGAATCTTCTAAAAATCAAAACAACTCTGATATTCCATTTGTAGAGCAACCAAAAATTGACAATACAAGAACTACAGATCTTCAATATTTTAACTTTGATATTAAAGAACTTCCATGTGGTACTTTTTACCCAACAGGTACCGTATTTATGGTAAGACCTGCTCAAGTAAAAGAAATTCAATCTTACTCAATGGTTGATGACCAAAACTTTTACGATATCGTTGAAAAAATGAATGACATTCTTCAATCTTGTGTTAGAATTAAATATTCAGATGGTAAGATGGGTTCTTATCTTGATGTGAAAGACCAAGATAGATTATTTTTAATTTTCTTAATTAGAGAATTAACATTTCAACAAGGTAATTCATTAACAGTAACTACAAAATGTGGTTGTGGAGAAGAATTACAATTAGAATTGAAAAGAGACCATTTTTCATTCCACGAGATCGATGAAAAACTTGATAGATACTTTAGTAACTCTACAAGATCTTATCACTTTACAACAGTAAATGGTAAAGAGTTTGAATTAACTCCGCCAAATATTGGTCTTCAAAAAGCTTTTACTGACTATATCTTAAAAGAAAATAATGAAAAAAGAACTCCAAATCTTTCTTTCTTAAAAATTATTCCTTTTATGTTAGCTGGTAGAACTTCTGTTACTTATGAAGGTATCAAATCTAAATTAAAAGAGTTTGAAGAAATTGATGATATTTCTTTCCAATTCTTAAATGCGGCTGTTGGTAAAATGACTTTTGGTATCAAAGAATTGAAGAAAAAATGTTCGTGTGGTGAGGAGGTCCACACAGACATGCAATTTCCCAACGGAGCGTCAGGTATTTTCGTTATTCATGATGCCTTTGAAGCATATATTAAAGAATAAGTTATTACTACAAAAGCACTTTCATACACAAGAATATGCTATGGATGAATGGCCCTTTTGGATGTTTGAAGAAAACATTAAGTTGGTTAATGAGATTGTTGAAGAGGAAGATAGCTCTAGAAAGAAACAAGAACAAGATCAGCAAAAAGGAATGCCAAACTTTGATGCTAATTCAATGATGAGAAATGCTTCTAATATGTCAAATAGCATACCGAAATATTAAAATTAAACCCACCAATTGGTGGGTTTTTTGTTTATTAGACATAAAAAAAACCCATCTTAAAAGATGGGTTTTTAATTTTATTATTTCTATTAGTATCCAGATAAAATTGGAGGATTGATAGTAAAGTTATTATCAATGTACTCATCAATAAAGTAATCATAGATAAAGTCAGCTTGAGATGACTCAATAATGTTGTTTGATGACCAGTCTAAAGCGTAACCAGCTAATTGTTTAATTTGTACGTTTTGGAAAGTAACACGTCTTAAAACAACACCTTTTTTATCGTGTTGGTTAACAATAACAGTTCCAATAATATCACTTTTATAGTGAAGTGAACCATTTTGTGAGTTAAATACTAAATCGTACCAAGCCTTCAAAGCATTCCAAGTCTCCATAGAACCTTGTTGGTTAACGTTAACATTGAACTTGATGTTAAATTCACCAGCGGTTTTAGTTGGAGTTGTCAAGAACTGACGAGTTGAATACTTGAATCTTTGTTCTTTAACACCAACGTCAAATTGTGTTAAGTTCATATCAATATTCAACGCATTTTGAAGAAGTAAAATTGGGTTTCTACCTTGAGCCTGTAAAATAACAGGTAATACAAAGGTAATCTCAAATAAATTAAGATATACTACTTCATCAGGTAGCGTACCAGGACCCCCTGGTGAACCTGTGTTCAAAAGTTGAGTAAAATGTGGTAATGGCATATTTTTTTTAATTATTTTTTATAAATTATATATTTTTATTTGTTCTCTCTTTAGCTCTATTTTAAAATATTATGTTGTAAAAAATGCCATTTCCACTTTTTAATAAATACAATATATGAACTGTAATTATAGATATTGTAATAAAGAGATTATTTGGGGTAGACCAGATAGAAAGTTTTGTAATAAAAACTGTAAATCTAAAGAAAAGGCTATATCAAAAGAATTAAAGGCTCTTAATAGAAGAAGTAAAAAAAGTAAAGATTTTGTTGAAAAGTCAAATATTAAACATGACAATAAATATAATTATGACTTAGTACTTTATGAAAACTGTAGAAGTAAAGTTAAAATAATATGTCCAGTTCACGGAGAATTTGAACAAACACCAAATGCTCATTTATATGCTGGTAGTGGATGTGAGAAATGTGCCAGAGAAGCTAGAAGAAAAGAAACAATATCACAATAATTTCATATAAAAAGAAAAGAAATTTTTAATGAAAGTTTTTATTACAACAGATTGGCATTTTGGAGTATATCTTAATAACTTAGATAAGTGGTTAGATATGATGGAAGATTATTTCTATAACTCTTTTATTCCTTACATCAGAGAAAATGCTAAACCAGGTGATATTTTAATACACTGTGGTGACTTATATGACAACAGAACATCTATTCCTATCATTGCTTCATATAAAGCAGAGAAGATACTCCTAGAGTTGTCTGAGATACTTCCACTACATATTATTGTAGGCAATCATGACTTATGGAATAAAGGTTCAAATGATATTAATTCGGTTAGATTATTTAACCACGTTAATAATGTAAATGTTTATACTAATACAACTACTATTGAAGTAGATGGTCAGAAATTAGTCCTAATGCCTTGGGCTGAAAAAAGATTAGATATGATTAAAGAAATCACTAATAACCAAGGTGATTATTTATTTTGTCACTCTGACTTAAATGGTTGCCGCATGCATTTAAATTCAGTAGCACATAGAAATGCTGATAAAATTGATGTTGATGAGTTTAAGAAATACAAACATGTTTTTAGTGGACATATTCACATTCGACAAACAAATGAAAATTTCTCGTTTATAGGCTCTCCATACCAAATGGACAGAAATGATATGGGAGACCAAAAAGGTATCACCATTCTCGACCTAAGTAGTGATAAAATTGATTTTGTACCTAACACATACTCTCCAATATTTAGAAAATTTAGAGTTGCTAATGAAGAAGATATTGACAAATTAGATGAATTAAGAGGAACTAAAGATTATATTGATTTAGCTATCTCAAATAACCTGTTAATTAATAACAGAAAGCTTCGTAGAAAGTTAGAAGTTATGTTGGAGAAAGGTAATTTTGCTTCTGTAGAATATATTGACGATATTACCAAAGAGTTAGTTGATGGTGAAGATGTAAATGAATCATTAGAAGTTGAACTAGACGAGAATGGAATGGAAATATCTGTTCAATTAGAATATGAAGATTATATTAAAGAGTATATCTTGAAACAAAAGTATGATAATGATAAGTTCAAATCAGGAATTGTAAATGAATTTGATGAAGTCATTA